GCGTCTCGTAGCTGTAGCCCTGCAGGGTGTAATCGACATAGACGCCCTGAGGCGAAACCAGGGTGTATAAGGCTGTTGGGAACTGCGCTTCTTGCTGCTGAATCGCCGTCAGCCAGGCGAAGCGGGCGACGTCCGAGCCCGTCTTGACCATCGTCACGGATACGCCGATCGGCCGGCGTACCTTGTTATACGCGGCGAACGCGCCATTCTCGACCGGGTAATCGCTCACCTGTGACTCGTACCGCGGCGCGAATTCGCCCCACGAATCAGGGATCGTGAGCGGCAGCAAATTGTCGCTTGACACGATCGCGTAGATCGGCACTGGCGGATTAACCTTCGGCAGCAACGAAGCCGCCGCCGCGAGCGTATCGAGAATCGCTACTGTCGAAGAAATAGGCATGGTCAGAATGCGAAGTGAAGTTTAGCGAATCCGGTCAAAATCTCGCCAAGCGTGCGAATCTCGCGAATGTCTTCGCTCACCATGATCGCGCGCAGCGCGCCCGGATGCTTCGGATCAGGCGCGATCGAGACATAGCCCGCGACGAGTTCCGAGATTAGCTCATGCACGGCTTTCGGGTCTGCACCGCGCAGCACGCGCATAACGGCGTCGATTGGCGCGCCGCCGTCTTTGCGCTCGCTCGCCGAGCGGAACTCGTCAATCATTGCCTCGTAGCTCTCGACGCGCAGCGCCGACACCAGCCGCAGCACGTAACCGCTCAGGCTCAGCGGGTCAATTTCGCGGATGATAAACGTCCTGCCGGCGTCGCGCCCGTGCGCGGCGTAGATGCTTAGGGATTTGGCTTCGTCAGTGATCATTGTGCGTCCTTATGGGCTTGCCAGGTCTGGATTGCATCGACGTTCAGAATCTCGACCAGGTTATAGGCGTCTTCGGTCGATAGCACCGTTTCGAGTTCGCGATATGTCGCAAGCTTCGATTGTATAACGGTCGCGATGAATCCAGAGCAGAATGTAACGGAAATATCGGACGAGTCGCGCATGATCTGCTCAGCGCGAAATGAAACGGGCACATCAAGCGACTCGCGTTCGAACAGGAACCCGACATGCAGGTGCAGCGCGTATTGCTGCACGCGCTCGACGTTGCGCCAATCCTTCAGGTCACGCGCGACGTCGAAGGCATGCGAGCGCCCGTCATGCTCGACCGTACCTTCGACGAACGGCATCAGCAAATCGAGGCCGGCGGGGCCAAGCTTGCGAACGTCGGCGAAGTGCTTCAGCGCCAGCGCTACGATGCCCGTCGTCTTGTCTGCGCCGAGCGTGTCGAGCGCGGCGCGCGCATGGCGGTCGGCGACGAGCGCCGGCAACTCGTGCAGGCGCAGCTTGAGCCCTTCGTCCTTGCCGCCGAGCCGAATGATTTTGGATTTGAGCATGACCGGACCAAAAAAGAACGGCCGCACGAGGCGGCCGAAAGTGCGAAGGCTGACGAAGGCCATTCACTAGGAGACGGTCCGAATATAGGCCGTCTATCGTGGCGAGTCAACCGATAGTCGAACCGCCGTTCGCGTCCGGGTCGCCGTACACAAGCACGTAGCGCGTGCCGAAGCCGGTATAGACGGGGTCGCTCGTGCCTTGCAAGTCGGCGAAGAATAGCGCCTGGGGTAGCCCGAGATAGCGCGCGGGGTTGATATCCGTGCGGTCGAGGCACAAGCGGCTGTTCGCGACGGGCGCACCGTCGTACAGCACATCGGCGAACAGGCCGAAATTTGTCGTCGTGAGCGAGACTTGCGCCTGCTTGCCGTCGAGTACGCATTGAAAGACGGGATTCGGCGTCGCCGGCACGGGAATGATCGTGTAGCTCATGTGATCTGCACGCTGCCGCTCGTGCCGTTGATGTCGGAAACCGTGATCGTGCCGCCGACTTTGCGCGACGAACCCGCCGTGAAGTCGAAGTTAGCGATTGCCGTCTGACACAGCGGCACCTTCAGCGCTTCCGTGCTGAAAGCGTTATTCATGAGCGCGAGATTTGGCGGATAGCCAAGAATTGTCTCGTAGCGCACGCCCTGCGTCGTGTCGTAATACACCTCGCCGCGCCAGGCCATGCAGCGAGTCGCGACGTCTTGAGCCAGTCGCATGCCGGGGCCGGTCAAGTCACCGGGCGTCGCGTCACCGAACGTCGCCCAATTTCCGTATTGGTCGACGGTCAGGTCAGGTGAGCCGGTAGAGAAATCAAGGGCGAGGGTATCCATGCGCGCAATGATAGCCGACGTTCGAACGCCGGGCAAACGCATTTCTGGCACGCTGCTTGCTTATACTGTGGACTAAGGTACTGACTGGAGTATTTTATATAGAGGCTACTTGGGAATGAAAAGAGATTAAATAGAGGTATTTAATATAAACGCAGCGATATAAGGGCTAACCCAAAGTTCTGCTCCGTACACAGTACCCCAGTACTTGACTAGGCAAGCTTCGGTTTGCGATAAATTGCGGCTATCGACTAGCACCGCTCAATTACGTTAAGATGGCGCGCATGGAATATGCCCTCCAGCCCGTCAAGGCTTCCCTCATTGCCGATCTAGTCGAGTTGATCAACATCAACCTGGCGGACCTGTTGCAAGTTACCTGCGTGACTTGCCCGGATTGTCACGGGCGGGGCGTCGTGGGCGGCGAGGCGCGAGAGGGCGCAGTGATCGACGACGGCACGCTGCAGACGTGCGCGACGTGCGGCGGCGTCGGCGCGATCGAGCGCTTCGTGCTCGACACGACGAAATTAAAGACGTACCGGTTCGGTCGGCTGATCGAGGGTTTCGAGTACAAGCAAGGGCAAATCATCCCGAAGGTGCGCTCGAAAGACAAAGCCTTCGCGATGCTCGTGAAGCTGCTCGGCTTCGACAAGGCAATTGTCGAAATCGCCAATGCTTCGTCGATCGTCGAAACCTTGTCGAACGAGCAACGTGACGCCTACGTTGAGCAATTGAAGGAAATGGCGCAAATGGGCCTTCTGGACGGCCCGAAATGAATCAGACTACGTCGGCATCAAATGACCTGTACGAAGGGCACCGTGAGGCTGTACGCACGTCTGCGGACCCTTCGTACACGACAGCGACCGCGCAAATCGGCCCGGTCGAGTTTCTGATCCAGTCTGCGCGTACCAACTTCGCCGCGTTCGTTGCCGCCGTGCATCGGCCGCGTTATTCGCATTCGGCGTTTTCCGCGAGCGTATGCCGCGCCGTCGACAAGTTCGTTGACGACGTGATCGAAGGCAAACGCCCCGTGCTCGTGCTCACCGCGCCGCCCCAACATGGTAAGTCGTCGCTGATCGCGCGCTGCTTGCCGCCGTACCTGTTCGGCCGGCTGACGGGCCAATTGCCGGCGGTGCGCATCGCGAGCGCGAGCTACGCGCACTCGCTCGCGCAGCGCAATCGACGCGATGCGCAGTCGATCATGCGCGAGCCGATTTATCGGGCGATCTTCCCCGCGACGACGCTGATCGGCTTTAACGGCATCGATAACGCGTCCGACGGCCTGCAGGTGCCGGGCGACGGTTGGCTAAAGGGCGTCGGCATCGGCGGCTCTCTTACGGGTTTTTCGGTCGACGTCGGCATCATCGACGATGCCGTGAAGAACGCGCAGGAAGCGCTATCCGAAGTCGTGCAGGCGCGCAATCGCGACTGGTATGACTCCGTGTTCCTGACGCGTCTGCAACAGCGTTCCGGGCAAGTCATCATCGGCACGCCATGGTCGGCGCAGGACTTGCTTGCGCACGTCAAAAAGACGTACGGCACGGACGCGAATTTCACGCTGCTCTCGTTCCCCGCGCTTAACGATCCGAACGATGTAGGCTATAACCCCGACTTGCCGGAAGGCGCACTCGTACCGCACCTGCACAGCGAAACGAAGCTGCGCGACATCAAGCGGCATATTGCGCTGCTGTGGTGGGCCGCGATGTACCAGCAATCGCCGCTTGCGGATTTGGGCGCAATTTTCCCGCGCGCAAACCTGCAGCATTACCGGCGCGCCGATTTGCCCGTGCACTTTCAGCGCGTGATCATGAGCGTCGACGCGACGTTTAAAGATGGCGGGGCGTCCGACTTCGTTGCGTGCGGCGTGTGGGGAAAGTCGCAAGCGCCCGACGAACGCGTGTGGTTGATCGATTACCGGCGCGAACGTCTCGCGTTCATGGCAACCGCGCAGGCGATCGCCGATCTGCGCCGCAAGCACCCGCACATTTCGCGCATTTACATCGAAGAGGCGGCAAACGGCGCGGCGCTCGTCGATATGCTCAAGAAACACTTTGCCGGGCTCGAAGGTGTGCCGCCTATGGGTTCGAAAGAGGCGCGGGCTCATGCCGTTTCGTGGATGTGGAGCAACAACGCGGTCATGCTGCCGCATCCCGAGGAAGCGCCAGGCATCGCCCAATGGGTATCGGAAATCACGTCTTTCCCTGACGTACAGCACGACGATACGGTAGACTGCATGACATTGGCTTTACACCAGCTATGTCTGCGCTCGCCTATCGGGTCGCTAATCACAAACGAAATTCTCAGGAGCGCGGCATTATGACGCGACGCACGAAACGCCAGAATCGCGCGCAGAGCGCGCCCGCTACCGTCACGCCTATTCGGCCCGAGCAGCCGCGTCGCGCGCTGCACCTGGCGCTCGACACTGCGCCGCATGACGGCCGCTCGCCGTCGATGATTGCTGCGACGCCGTACAAGGTCGACGAGGCGCGATACTCGACCGTCGAGAAGCGCGCCGCCGAAATGGCGATGGACTTTAACGGCACGACGACCAACGCGCTCACTTTCACGGAAAGTCAAGGCTTTCCTGGCTTTCCGGCGCTCGCGCTGCTTGCGCAGTTGCCCGAATACCGCTCAATGCACGAACGTCTCGCCGACGAGTGTATTCGCAAGTGGGGAAAACCGACATCGAGCGGCGAGAGCGACTCGACGAAAGTCGCGCAAATCGTCGCCGAACTCGACAAGCTCGACATCAAGTCGGCAATACGGCAAATGGTCATTCACGACCAGGCATTCGGCGGCGCGCACGCATATTTCAAGTTGAAAGGCGACGACGACCTGCGCGAAATTGCGCTCGTCATGAAGCCTATCAGCGTGCCGCAAGGTGCGTTCATGGGTCTGCGCGTGATCGAGCCATATTGGGTCACGCCGAACGCCTACAATTCGATAGACCCGAGCGCAGCCGATTTTTACAAGCCGTCGTCTTGGTTCATGATCGGCCAGGAAGTGCACGCCTCGCGCCTGCAGACGATCGTCTCGCGCCCGGTGCCCGACATGCTAAAACCGTCGTATTCATTTCGCGGCGTCTCGATGTCGCAGCTTGCCGCGCCGTATGTCGACAATTGGCTGCGCACGCGCCAAAGCGTAAGCGACGCGATCAAGCAATACGCCGTCTCGGGCGTGAAGATGGATTTGCAGCAAATGCTCTCGCCCGGCGGCGCGAGCGATCTGCGCAATCGTATCGAACTGCTCAACCGCTATCGCGACAATCGCAACTTGCTCGCCGTCGATATGGCGACGGAGGAATTCTTCACGGTCGCGACGCCGATCAGCGGGCTCGACGCGCTGCAGGCGCAGGCGCAGGAACAAATGTCCGCCGTCTGTCACATTCCGCTCGTCGTGCTGCTCGGCATCACGCCGACAGGGCTGAACGCATCGAGCGAAGGCGAAATCCGCGTCTTCTACGATTACGTGAGCGGCTATCAGTCGAACGTGCTGCACGCGATCATGCTCAACATTCTGCGCATCATTCAGCTTTCGCTGTTCGGCGAGATTGACGAGTCTATCTCGTGGAAGTGGGAACCGCTGCACGAACTGACGTCGCTCGAAGCCGCCGACAAGCGCGCGAAGGACGCCGACACGGATTCGAAGTATGTCGAAATGGGCGTCGTTGCGCCTGAGACGGTCATGCGCCGGCTCAACGACGACCCGGACAGCGGCTATTCCGGGCTGCTCGAAGCGGGCGACACGCTCGACACGACGCCTGATGACGACATCGCGACGATCACTGAGCACATTTTGCAGATGCCGATCGACGGCGATGACAGCGGGCTCGAAGCTGCGCCCGTCGGCGGCGCGTTCTCGCAATTGACAGACGGCCAGGAAAGCGCGTCGACCGACCTGCTTGCGCTCACCGGCGGCGATCCGACGATCACGGACGAAGACGAACAATCCGACCCTGGCGTCTTGCCGACTGGTGCACTCGCCGACATCGGCGAGGCGATCATGCAGGGCGTACCTGTGCAGGCCGCCGGCACCGATGCGCCGCTCGCGCGGCAGCCTTTGGGCGGTGCGACGAACGTGACGCATCCGTCGATCGACGCGCTCAATGCGACCGCTGACGGCATGGTCGGGCCCGCCGGCGACGAGCCCAAATTGACTGCGCTGCATGCGGCGATTCAGCAAGTCATGAGCGCTTGATATGGAGCTTCGCGCACCGGGAAAGAAGGATACGACGCTCGCGCCGATCCGCGTCAATGCGGATCGCGAGCGCAACTACAGCGCTGCGCTTCAGAATATGGTGCGCGCGATGTCGGCGTCTTACGAATACTGGATCGCGGGCAAGTACCGCGATGCCGTTGACGCGAACGCCGACGCCGATCGTATCCCCGATATGGCGCAAGACGCGAAGAAAGGGGCCGGAAAGACAACGCGCGACATGTTCGCCGAGTTGACACGCCTGCGCAAATACTGGACGGACTATTTCAACAAGTACGCCGAGAAGCTTGCCGAGCAGGCCACAGACGCCTGGTACAAAGACAACGCGAACGCCTGGGGTGGCAAGCTGAAGCGCGCGGGCTTCGACGTCAAGCTGCAACTGACGCCGAGCCAGAAGCTAATCCTGAAGACGAAGGTGCGCGAGAACGTTGCACTGATCAAGTCGATCCACGAGGACTATCACAAAAACATCGAAGGCATCGTCTCGCGCTCGTTCATTGCCGGCCGCGACTTGTCGACGATGACGGACAAGATCAAGGATGCCGGCGGCGTCAGCACGCGCCGCGCTGCGTTCATTGCGCGCGACCAGGCAAACAAGGCGACGGCGCAAATGAACGACGCCCGGCAACGGGAACTTTCGATTCGTTTCTGTTACTGGGTGCACTCGTCGGCGGGCAAAGAGCCCCGCGCCGCCCATGTGCGCGCGGGCCGCGAACAATGGGTCTATATCGTCGGCGAAGGCATTGACTTCAAGGATGGCTTTGGTCCGGTAAAACCCGGCGAAGCAATAAACTGCCGCTGCACAAGCCGTTCTATCATCCCTGCACTGGGGCGTGGCGACATCGCCACTATGGACGATTTGGAGCCGGTGCCCGGTTACCCCGGTGCTTACCGCGCGAAGAAAGGCAAAAGCGCAGGCGCTAAAACGGGCATCGATGTCGTCGATACCCGCGCTCCGAAGGGGTCACCGGTCAAGTATTCGTAGTGATAAACCGTCGCTATTGCGTAACGGGATTCATAGCGATACTATACGGGCACTATGCCCGATATCATTTTCGCCTTTGACAAGAAGACCGCGCGTTCGCGCGACGCGGACGGCCGCATGCGCGTTCGCGACTGCATTCTGTCGACGGCCGAAATCAATCCGTATCGCGGGCGCGAGATACCAAAGAATGACGAATTGGGCCTGGAGCCGAACAAGGTCTATGACCTGTACCGTGCGCCCGATGAATTGAAGAAAGCGGCTTCGACATTCGAAGGCGTGCCGCTCATGATTAAGCACATTCCACAGACGGCAGAAGCGCCGCGCAAAGAGTACCAGGCCGGCGCGGTGCATTCGATCACCTTCGACGGCGAGCACTTGCGCGGCGATCTGCTTGTGTCTGACGGCATGGCTATTGAATTGATCGAATCCGGCGAACTCGCCGATTTGTCTTGCGGGTATCGGTATAAGCCTGTCATGCGCTCGGGCGACGCAGGCGGGCAGCACTACGACGGCGTCATGACTGAGATTCAGGGCAATCACGTCGCCCTCGTCGATGACGGCCGCGCAAGCGGCGCGCACGTCGCCGATAGTGCGCTTCGCAGTGAGTCCGACCAATCCATGAACGGAGATTCAAAAATGGCATTCCCGAACGAAAACGAAAAGCCGGCCGGCGGCGAAGAGCAGCCGAACGCCGGCGGCGCGCCCGATGCAGGTGCACCGGCGGAAGGCGCAGCACCGCCGGCCGCTGCCGCACCGGCTGCAGGCGCTGCGCCCGCACCGGGCAACGCCGCAGGCGAGCAAAACGAGCAGATGAACATGGCCGCTATCGGCCAGGCGCTCAAGCACATCGCCGCGATTCTGCAGGATATTCACGGCAAGGTCGGCGGCGCTGCGGCGGCACCGGCTGCCGGCGCGATGGACAGCGAAACCGGCGAGAACGATGAAATCGTGCAAAACGGCGAAGCTGCGGACATGGAATTGCAGCCGGCCGTCGCAGGTGATAGCGAAGGCGGCGCGCCCGAAATGAACGCCGGCGGCGGCGACAATCCGAGCCTGCCCGCGCCGAATCAGGACGGCACCGGCGCGCGCGGCAACGCGACGCCCTATGGCGCGATGGACGCTCGCACCGTGAAGACTGTGCAATCGGCCGTCGACGCAGCGCTGAAGCGCGAACGTGCGCGCGTGTCGGCACTGAACGAAGCGTGCCGCGACGTGCGGGGCGTGCTCGGCGACGTGTACGGCATGGATAGCGCCGGCGACGTGTACCGTGCGGCGCTCGAAGTAAAGGGCGTCACGGGCGTCGCAAAGGGCGCAGAAAAGGCCGCATGGCAAGGCTATATCAGCGGCGCAGCCGGCGCGCGCGGTGCGCGTACCAAGGTCGAAATGGCCTTGGACAGCGACACCGTGAAACAGAATCAGTCGAGCGTGCTCACGCACCTCGCGAAAATCTCCGTGAAGGGCTAAGGCCCGAATCGGACAATTCCCTGTAACGGAGAAAAATCACCATGTTTCAGAACCAAGTCTACATCACGCCGGCCGAAGGTTTGCCGGGCGACTTCGCCTCGTCGAACCCGATGATTTACAAGCTGTCGGGCGGCGGCAAGATGGTTGCCGACGCAACCGGCGTCAAGGTCGGCCAGTTCGCCATCCTGAACGCCGACGGCACCGTCACGACGATCCCGGGCACCGCAGCGGCCGCGCCGACGTTCCGCATCGGCTTCGTGCACCGCGAAGACAACGCGCAAATCACGACGTTCCTTGCCGAAGCGGGCTACACGATCCAGGCCGGTCAGCCGGTCGCGCTGTTCGGCGCGGGCGACTTCTACATCAAGGCCGATGCGATCACCGGCACGCCGGTTCGCGGCGCGGTCATCGCGTGGGATACGACGACGGGTTTGATCAACGTCGGCGCAACGATCACCGGCAACGTCGTCGATACGGGTTTCATCATGGTGTCGGAATCGGTCACGGCCGGGTCGACGATCGTCATTTCGAACGCGTTCCGCCGAGTCTAAGCGAGCACGCAGGCCGGCGCGAGCCGGCCGCAATCAAACCTGAATCGGAGAAAAGAAAATGCGTGATTCGCAACTTATCGAAAAGCTGGCTCGTGCGGGCGTTATCCTGCCGGGCTCGGTTTCCAACGTGTCGACGCCCGTCAGCGACTACGCGATGGATGCGGCTGACCTGACGCCGCACCTCGTCACGACGCCGAACGCCGGCATCCCGACCTATCTGACGACCTATGTCGATCCGAAGGTCATCGAAGTTCTCGTCGCGCCGATGAAGGCTGCCGAGATTGTCGGCGAGTCGAAGAAAGGCGACTGGACGACGCTCACCGCTGCATTCATCCAGGCGGAGCCGACGACCAAGGTCGCGACCTACGGCGATTACAGCGCCGACGGGTCGAGCGATTCGAACGTCAACTATCCGCAACGCCAATCGTACTTTTTCCAGACGTGGACCCGCTGGGGCGAGCGCGAATTGGAAATGGCAGGCGCGGGTCGCGTCGACCTGGCTGCGCAGTTGAACTACTCCAGCGCTCTCGGCCTGGCGAAGTTCCTGAACGCCTCGTATCTGTTCGGTGTGTCGGGCCTGCAGAATTACGGCCTGACGAACGATCCTCGTCTGATCGCGCCGGTCGCGTATGGCGTGAATTGGGCGACCGCTGCGCCGGAAGCGATTTTCAACAACATCAAAGATATGTACAAGGCGCTGCAATCGCAGTCGCAAGGCATCATCGAGCAGGATGACGAGCTTCGCCTCGCGATCCCGCCGACGGCCGCCGGCGATCTGAACGCAGTCAACACCTACGGCCTGAGCGCCGCGAAGCTGCTGAAAGACGCATTCCCGAAACTGGAAATCGTCACCGTGCCGGAGTACGACACGGGCTCGGGCCGCCTCGCGCAGTTGTGGGCGCAGAAGGTCGAAGGCCAGGAAGTCGCAACCTGCGCCTTTACCGAAAAGATGCGCGCACACAGCATCGAGCGCTATTCGTCGTACTTCCGTCAAAAGAAGTCGGCAGGCACCTGGGGAGCCGTGGTATTTTTGCCGTTCGCAATGGCTGCCGCGATCGGCGTCTGATTGAAAGCCCTACGAAAGTAGGGCTGAAACAGAGTGTTACAAACCCCGCTTCGGCGGGGTTTTCTTTTACCGGGAATTTCGCTTGCGCACTTGCACACTTTACTTTTGTACGATAGTATTGTGATAATGGCCTTAGTTTAGACTATCGATATTGCGCTGCAATAGCGACAATCAACTTAACTTCCCGTTACCGTTTACCTAGACTTGTTTCTGAGGGGAGGCACCCGGCAGCCCCGAAACCTGAAACCAGAATAGGACGAACGATCATGAACCGCTCAAACCTGAAGGCTTTCACGACCGCCCTTTCGAACGCCGCTCTCTCCCGCAAGACGGCTTTGCAATACGAAGTCGCCGTGACGTTTGCGGTGCACCTGGACGCCAAGCAAGCGAAGCGCGTCTCGCGTGCCCTGATGTGCGAGATCTTCGCCGAAGTCGGATACAAGAGCAGTCAGCCCGGCGACCTGGACTGGAAGTCCGTCAATCGACGCATCACGGCGGCCTTCGCGCTGTTCGAATTCCTGAATCATGACGACCCGCAAACGGTCGAAAAATGGGTCGAAGGCAAGGCGCGCATGGAAATCATCAATGCAGTCGTCGCCAAGCTGGAGCCGCTGAAAATCAAGTCGACGAACGAGATTCTTGAAATTTGCGGCAAAGTTGGAAAGCAGGCGCGGCGCGAACGCGGCGAGCGGCCAGAACCGGAAGGCACGCGCCACGTCAAGACGGCGAATCTCGACATCGTGATACCGCCGACGGCAACGCGCGCTGATCTGATCGAGGCGAGTCTCTCGCTCATGCGCATGGCCGAGCAAATGATGGCGGAGACGCTTGCCGAGCAGGGCTTCAAAGTAGGCGGCGACGGGCACATCGAGGAACTAGACGAAGACGAACAGAAAGAGCGACTTGCTGCTTGACATTGTATTAACATCAGACTAACCTTAGCCCCGTAGTCACTCAAACAACTTACGGGGCTAAGGCATCATGTGCATGACGGAATATATCAAAGAGCGTATGCAGGCAATGGAGCGCGACGCGCTCAAAGAGATTGAAATTCTCGATGACTTGTCATCGCTGGTCACCACCTATCAAACGGCGGCCGAAAATCTGCCGCGCGCCGGCGCACTCGTCGCGCTACTGCTCGGCATGCGTGCCGAGATTGTCGGGCGCAAGGCTACCTGTCAGCGTGTCATCGCCGACGCGAACGCCATTCAGCGCGAGACAAAGGAAGTCGCAGCATGAGACGCTCCGACAAACCCCATATCTGCTTGCGCCGTCTCATCGGCGGCGGCGACTCGCGCAGTCCAGGGTACATCGTGTACGGCCGTTTCTACCCGTTCACGGATGCTATATTTGTGCGGCAGGCGCTGGCAGCGGAACACCGCTCGAACGGCGACATTACCTTATACTCGGCAATCCCTTTCATTGCCGAGCACGGAGCAGACTATGACCGTGCAAACTGAAGTCGCCGTCTGCGTCGAGCACGTCATCATGGGCTACGCGGCCGATATCCATTGGAGTAATGGCGACCACGAGCAATCGTTCCTGACGCTCGAAGAACGCACGGAACACACGACGGACAGCCGCATGTATTCCGCTGTGTTCTCGCCGCTGATCGCCTGCGCGACGAATCAGGCGTGCGCTTGGCTCGTCGACGGCACGTCGCCCGGCCCGTTTATCACTGGCGACCGTGCGATAGCTATGCGCTATCTCGACATCGGCTGCGACGTCACATCACTCGGGCGACCGCAATGAAGCCGCATATCTTCTTCGATGGCGAGAAGTGGGTGTGGACGGTACGCCCATCGGCCTTCGTTCAGCCGACGGCGTGGTATGTTACGACACACTTCTGCCGCGTCATGAACGAGAAACGCGCGATGCAGTATTTTACGCCGGGCTGACTTTACGCTAAACTTACCGGGCCGCTACGTGCGGCCCTTTCACTTTTGGAGAATCGAATAATGGCTACCGCAAAGAAGCGCGCCGGCAACGACACGGTTCGTGTCGCCTGCAAACTGCCCCAGGGCATCACCGTTCGAATTCCGCCGGTCGGCGACTATCGCGAGCGTTTCATCAAGCTGCACGGGCGCTATTCGCGTTTCGCCGTCGCCGAGCACGGCATGACGAACATTTCGGCCGATGACTGGCTCGCGATCCAAATGTGCCACGCCGACGCACTGTGGCTGCAGAACGAGCACGTCTTCGCGTTGCCCGACGCCGACAGCGTTGCGGACAAGGCTGAAGAGCGCGCGGACGTCAACGCCGGATTCAACAAAATCGATCCGAAGAATCCGAACGAGACGCGCGGCGCAAGTATCATTCAGCCGGAAGGCACCGCCGATTTGGGCCCGACGCGTTAAGCGCAACATCACGGAGGTAGGCCGCTATGGCTGTCATCACATTCGATCCGTCTGACTTCAAAGCGACCTATCCCGAATTCGCCGCAGTGAGCGACGCGCGCTGTACGATCATGTTCACGATCGCGGAGCAATCGATTCTCGACAACACGGACGGATCGCCCGTGATGGACGTCGACTATCGGACGCAGCTTTTCTACATGCTCATTGCGCACTTGCTGTTGATTTTTGGCGTTTCCGACACACCGACGGCGAACAACACACCGCCGGGCCGCATCAGCAACGCGACCGAAGGTACGGTCAGCTTCGCGTCAGAGTACAAGGTGCCGGAAGGGTCAATGATGGCTGCCTGGTTCCTGCAGACGAAGTACGGCGCGATGTTTTGGACCGTCACGGCGCGTTTCCGCTCGGCGACGTACATCGCCCTCGGCGGTTCGGGCGTCGGATTCTCCAAGGCGTTCGGCGTGCCGACGCCGAACGTGCCTGGGGGTATTTGATGTTTCAGTTCGTCGACGCCCTGCGCAAACTCGGATCACTGATCGCGGCTTTCGGCCGCTTTCAGCGCTGGCTGTCACGCAAATGAGCATGCGCAAACACCGCCGCCGGCAAACGTGCGCGAGCGCGCACGTATTTGTCGGCCGCCACCTAGGAGTAGTTCGATTCTTCGACTGCGGGCGTTACTGGCGTTACCCTTGGACTATGGAAGCGTCGCTATGACTGTCACGCGGCGCGGGCTCAAGTTGCCGGAAAGCCTCGACTATCAATCGATGGGCGTGAAAGCCGGCGTACTCGAAAATGCGACCTATCCGCCGTTGATGGTGCGCAACGCGAAGACGGGCAAAGACTTTCCTGATCCGCGCGCCGGCATGCACGTCGCGACGATCGCCGCGTCACTTGAATACGGCACGTCAAAAGCGCCCGCACGGCCTTTCATGCAGACGACCGTCGCAGCGCACAGACAAGAATGGGTCGACGGCGTGGTGACGCTTCTGACGAACGGAATGTCACTCTCCGAGGCGTTCATGACGATCGGCCAGGTCATGAAAGAAGACATTCAGCACACGATCAATTCCTGGCCTGCGGACAACAAAGAAGATTGGGCTGAAGTCAAGGGCTTTAACAAGGGGTTGATTTGGACGTCGCACTTGCTGAAGTCGATTGAATCCGAAGTGATAGATGACAACGGCGACCCGTTAGGATTGTTCAAATGAATAAAGAAGAAATGAACGCGATACTGCATCGCATCGCCATGCTTGAGCACCGGATTGCGCTGCTGGAAGCCGCACGCACGTCGTACGGGCCCGTCGTCGCGCCGAGCACTAGCCCGCTGCCGTTTGACCCGGGCTGGCCTTATACGGTAACGAGCGTGGCCGACGGCCGGAATGCGCAATGAATCTCAACTTTCATGACATCGTACGCGGCGCGATCACTGCGCTAAACGAAGACACGCCCGGCACGGTCTACGTCTCGACCGGCCGCACGAACGTGCGCGGTATCTTGACGCCGACATTCACGCCCGTCTCGGCTATGCTGCAAATGCAGGCACAGAAACACGATCCGCTACGGCATGAGGAAGGCGTGATGCGCGACGCGGGCTATTTGACCGTCTACGCGTACGGCAACTTTTCCGACTTGGATCGGCCGTCGAACAATGGCGGTTCAGTCGTGTACGTGCCGGGCCCGTCGAATCGCGCCGGCTGGTATCTCGTCACGCAGGTATTGGAGTGGTGGGGCGAGAATCAACCGTCTTGGTGCGCGCTCGAAGTGACACAGCAGCTTAACGCGGCGACGATCGCCGATTACGTCAAGAACATCGCGAACGGAGCGAATCCATAATGCCGGCCGTACTGCTCAATACTGAAGACCAGGCCTTCGACGCGCTTTGGGGCTTCATCGCCTCGCTGTTCGATCCGAGCTACGCGGCGAACATTTTCAAGGGCTATCAGAACCAGACCGCGACACCGAACCAGTCGACGGCCGGGGTCGGCTCGTACATCGTGATTAATCCGGGCATCAAGCAGCGCCAGGACCAGGCGCGGCGCGATTACGTGCCGTCGACGCTCGACCCGACGACGGGCGTCGTCAACGTCACGCGCGGCACGACATACAGTTATCAGGTGGATTGTTACGGGCAAGACGGCGCGAACAACGCCGACATCATCACAATTGCGTGGCGCTCAATGTGGGCGTGCGATCAGCTTGACGGCTCGATCATTACGCCGCTGTACGCCGACGAGCCCGATCAATTGAATCTCGTCAACGGCGAAAATCAGTATGAGCAGCGCTTCATGTGCAAGCTGTACCTGCAGACGAACACTGTCGTCAGCCTGCCGCAAGACTTCTTTGTCGACGCCGTGCCGACGGACATCATCGTCGCCGACGATCTACCGCTGCAATGAGAAACGGCCCTTTCGGGCCGTTTGTTTTGACATCTAGCAGAATCGCGGGCCGCTTCGAATCAGCCTAGCTTGCGCACGCATCGGCGTTCTCTCCGGGCACTCAAAGCCCGACTGCGGTCGACACGGTTACTAGGGCTCACGCAGTCCCGTTCTCCTAACGCTGCACGTCGGCGCGGTGCTTGCGCTTTTGCCCGCCGTGCGCGCGTCGTCGGATTCTTTCTTGACGCTTGGTTGAATTGTAGCCTAATGCTTGACGCTATCTCGCTTTTCCGTTAATGGTTTTGCTGATAGAATCGCCGCAGCAATAGCCTTTATCAATCGGGCGCGCGCCCGCTCACGGAGCATCAAAGAATGTCCACTATCCCGATCAGTCAGGTTGTATCCATCCTGCCAGGCGTGATCGCGGCCGGCGGCGCGCCTTCGCGTCTTTCTGGCCTCGTCTTCACGCAAGACGCCAGCATCCCGCCCGGCACGCCGAAAAGTTTCTTCACGGCCGCCGACGTCTCGAAATGGTTCGGCCCGAACGCGCCGGAAACGACGATCGCGAACGGCTACTTCCCTGGCATCGTCAACGGCGGCCAATTGCCGTACGTGCTGAAGTTCTCGGGATACGCCCTGACGGCGACGCCGGCCGGCTCGTATGGCGCGCAGCTTGGCGCGCTCACGCTCGCGCAGCTTCAGGCATTCACCGGCACGCTGATCGTCACCGTCGGCGGCACGCTCGCGACGTCGAGCAGCATCAACCTGTCCGCCGCAACGTCGTTCGCGAACGCCGCGACGATCATGCAGGCCGCTTTCACGTCGCCGAATTTCTCGATCGCCTACGACGCGCAGCGCGGGCGCTTCACGCTGCTCTCGACTGCGACCGGCAACGCCGCGACGTCGACCGATGTGAGCGGCACGCTCGCGGCGAATGTCGGACTGTCGCAAGCGTCGGGCGCGACGATCGTAACAACCGGCACGAACGCCGACACGCCCGCGACCGCGCTGCAACGCACGATCCAACTCGACACGAATTGGGGCACCTTCACGACGGCCTGGGCTGCGATCATCGCCGATCGTCAAGCGTTCGCGACCGCAAACAGCGGCCTGAATTATCAGTTCATGTACGTCGCCTGGGATACCGAAGCCGCTTCGATTCAGGCGAACAATGCCGCATCGTTCGGCGCAATCGCGTTCGCAACGCCATATCAGGGCACCTGGCCGATTTACGGCACGCAGTTTCTGGCGGGCGCAGCAATGGGGTATGCCGCGTCGATCAACTTCAACGTCGCGAACGGCCGCACGACCGCCGCTTTCCGCCAGTTCAATGCAGGCGTCCCGGCGACCGTCAGCGACCTGACGACCGCAAACGCGCTACTGTCGAACAAGTACACGTACCTGGGCGCATACGCGAACGCAGCGAACACCTACACCGTGCTTTACAACGGCGCGGCGTCGGGCTCGTTCCTTTGGGTCGACACTTATCTCGACCAGATTTACCTGAACCGCGAACTTCAGCGCGCGTTTTGGGAAGCCATGCTCGCTTACAACTCGATCCCGTACAACCAGGACGGCTACACGGAGTTGTACCGCGCCGGCGAGGACGTGATCAATGCAGCGCTCACGTCGGGCATCATTCGTGCAGGCGTCACGCTCTCGCAAAGCCAGGCGCAGCAAATCAACACGCAGGCCGGCCGTCAGGGCGTCTCAGACGTTGTGCAGAGCAACGGCTGGTATCTGCTGATTGGCGACCCGGCGAACGTCGCGCAGGCGCGCCAACAGCGCACGAGCCCGCAAGCTACGCTCTGGTACACGGACGGCGGCAGCGTGCAGCAATTGAACGTCAACAGCATCGCTGTAATCTAAGGAGTCGACGAAAATGCCGGCAACTCTCACAAACGCCAATTCGTCGATGGCTATGACGACGGAAGCGCTCTACCCGAGCGCGCAGCGAATCCAGGGCTACGCGACCGATGACGCCTACGAGGGCGCAGCGGTCGAGAATGGCGAATACCTCATGGGCATCGATGGCAAGCTCTCAGCGGGCTTCGTCTTCAATGCCGCAGGGCTCACCATGACCCTGCAGGCCGATTCGCCCTCGCTTCTGCTGTTCGAAAACATCTATCAGTACGAGCAGACGAACCGGACGAAGCTGCTTCAGCAAGTCACGATCAGCATTCCGGGCCTGGGCCGCCGGTACTCCTACAAAGACGGCTACATGACGTCTTACAAGGTGCCGGCGGGTAAGAAAATCATGCAGCCGGCCGTCGTCGAATTCACGTTCGCGCGCGCCGTCATGACCCCGCTGTAATGGCAAAGGCCCGCTTCGGCGGGCCGTTTGACTTCTGGAGCATTCGCTATGCCTTCCACGTCAGAAGCACAGCATCGCGCAATGGAAGCGGCCGCGCACGGTAAGTCGACGCTCGGCATTCCAAAGAGAGTCGGGCGAGAATTTGTCGATGCGGACAAACACGCGCACGACAGCGCCGATCCAATCAGAATGGCGTTCGATTGTCTGAACCAAATCGCGATGGATTGCATGAAGTAAAAAAGACGGCCGCCATATGCGGCCTATTCTTCATACGAAATATTTAGGAGTGGTAATGGCTATCGTCTACGTCCCGTCTGTCGGCTACATCGAGACAGAAGCTGTCCCGCACACCTACGCCTATAACCCCGACGGCACGCTGCTGTCTGACACGATGTCGTTTCAGGGTCAGACGGTCAAGCAGACCTATACCTACACGACGGTCAACGCGACGCAAGTCGTGCAGTCGACGACGGGGTGGATCAAACAATGAATTTCGCCGAATTCCTGAAGCACGCGCGCATGGCGGGGCTGCTGAACAATGTGCCGGCGGGCACGAACGCCGCCAATAAGTGGTTGTGGGGCATCAACGGCCACATCACATGGTCGACGAACGCTGCGCCGTACTATAAGGCGAATTGGGCGTTTTCCATTATCCGGCTGCTGGAACTCGGCGCGACGCACTACCGCAACGCCTACGCCTGGACAGAAGACGCGACGACGGGCGCAATCACGGGCTCGGACGCGGCGACTTTCATCGACTTCATTGACAACTTCGCAACGCCGGCCGGCATCGTCGTGCACCCTGTGCTCATGGCAACCTACTCGCACCCCTCGCTGACGACCGAGGCGAAGGCATACACCTTCGGCTTTAATCGAGGCGTCGAAGCCGCGACAGCGCTGCGCGGGCGCGTGCTGCGCTATGAACTTGGCAACGAGTTGGAAGTGTGGGGGCTGAAGTCGGCTCAGGGCGCATGGTGGCAGGATTACGACAACACGAAATTCTCGATTCAGCGCGGCATGATTTGCGGCATGGCGGCGGGCATTCGCTCGATTGACACGGTTGCGAAGATTATGTCGCCCGGCGGCACGTGGATGCACACGGGCTTCTACGACAATCTGTTCATGGGGCGCGGCCCTGACGGATCGACAGGCAATCAAGCGCTTGTCGTCGACGAGATATCCTGGCATCACTACGTGAATAATTACGTGCCGAACGACAACCCCGAGTTGATGGCCGATCAGGGCAACTTCAATCTGTTCGGGCACCTGGCGACCTGGGGAAAGCCGATCATCATCACGGAATGCGGCGCGGTCGCGAGCAAGTACAGCAACGACGAGACGCAGATTCGCCAAGCACTCTTTGGCAACTACTGCCTGGCGCGTTACTGGCAAGTGCGCAAGACATACAACATCGTCGGCGCGATGCCCTATCAGTTATTCGATGCAGCGCCGAACGGCGCGGCCGCCGATGAAATGGCCTACGGCATGATCGGCAGCGACGGAGCGACGAAGAAAGCGCGCTACGCGGACCTGCAAAGCTTCGTGCGCGGGCATCAGTTCATGTAATGCAAAAGGCCCGCTTGCGCGGGCCTTTCGTTTAATCAACCACCTTCACTTCGTCGTCGAGCCATTCCATGCAGAAAGCGCGCCCGAATGTGCCGTCTTTCTTTGCCCGATAACAGCGCAACTTGACGAGATTCGGGCCTAGCGGCTCGACTGCATACACCTTGCGCCGCTCGCCTCGTGCCGTCTCGATCACATCGCCGACTTTCACGCGGCAGTTTGCGCGCCGGTATTCGTCAAGCTCTTTCTCTTTCTCGCGCAAATATTTTCGCGCCTCTTTGATGCGCAATTCCATATCAAATTCTGTTGCGTCTTTCATGTTTTCCTCATTCTGCGCCGTGCCCACAAGGCGCGCGCGATGTAGCGCCGTTGCCAGCGCCAGTAATAACCGAACCACCAGGCGTAGAGCCTTTGGGCAGTCGCGACCTGCAGGCGAATGAATGCGCGCCAGGTGATGCGCGCCAGATGCGTCGACGCGCCGCTAATCCACCAGGTGAGGCGCGCGAACAGCCGCACGCCGCCGACCAGCCCATTGAGCAGTTCATTCAGCGCGCGGTACGCGAGATTCATCGCGAGCAGCGCGACGCCGCCGAACACGAGAAAGACGAGCACCGCGAGCAGAATGACCATGACGACTTAGGCCCAATCGAGGAAGTCAAGGGCTGCCGCGTGCAGCGCGCGCTGCTCTTGCGTGAAGCCCATGATGTTATTCGACAGCCCGACAAGCCCGAACGATTCGTTATAGCCGTTCATGCCCTTCGCTGCGATGAAATTCTTAGCCAAGTTCATGTGATCGACGGGCGTGATCGCATTGAACTTGCCGACGGCCGTCATTTCGATCCATGCGCGAGTTTCCTCCGGTCCTTGCGGCTTCGCGACAGCGGGCAATTTGCCGTCCGATGTGCCGACCTGCGCCGCTTCCTCTTTCTGAATTACGGCGAAAGGGCTATCGCCGAGCGGCACGTTCGCGAGCGCTGCGGCAGCGCCGACAGCATCGCCGGCAAGCGCGGCCTGTACGGCTGCATTCCCGGCCATTTCAGGCGTCGACGCGCCCGGTTCGGTGCCTTGCCCTTCCGGCAGTGTGCCGGGCTGCTGCAGGCCCGTTTCGCGCTCTGCATCGGCTTGCATTTCGACCTTCGTGCGGCGCTTGCGTTTCTGCGGCTGCTCTGCGGCATCGATGCGCGCATCGAGCGCGCGTCCGGCGATTGCGTCGGCAGCTTGATACTCGTCGTGCGTCAGTCCGTCCTTCAGCGCTTGCTCGGGCGTTTCGGCTTCGTCTGCTGCGATGACTTGCTCGATTGCGGTGATGTGCTGCTCGATCGTCGACGCGCTCGACGTCATCGGCGGGACATTCCACGCGCCGCGCGTCAGGTCGAGGAAGTCACGAATGTCCTGCATGCTGTCCAAAATGATCTGCATTTGTGTTTCTCCTAGTTGAATGGTTGGTTCGTCAGTTACGCGGGTTGCTTCTCTGCACGCGCGGCTTGGCGCGCGTCGTGCATTTTCTTCATGATGCCGAGTTTGTAGCGGCAGGCTACTTCTTTCGAGCGCACGGCTTCGATAAGCGTCATGACGCGCGCGGCGCTCAGGACGTTGGTGTTGCGAATCGTATAGATCGCGCGCGCCGACGTGTTGAGCAGTTCGGCGGATTCGGTCACGCCGAGTGCATCGGTCAATTCGGCGATCGTCAAGTCTTCGAGCGCGACCGTCTGATAGTCGATGTCACGCAATTTCTTCGCGGCTTTCATTTCCTTCCTCGTATTTGGTAATGGGTACGTGAGGCGAGTGTAACGATAGCCGCGTTCTATGTCAACACAAGGTAAAGTTTTATTCGCGGGGTTTCTCATCAGGCAGATTCATCGCGTTCCAAGTCGTCGATGCGACGGCTTCACTATCGGCGTGCACGCCGTGACAGTCGCACTTAATTTCGATGATCGTGCCGCGATGCGTGCCTGCCGTGCGGTAGCCATATCTCGGGTAGCTGCCGCAAAGTTTGCACGGGCGCAGGCTGTAGGTTGTGCTGCTCATCAGTCTTTTCTCCAACGCGGGTTGACGTATCCGGCCGCATCGAGCGGCAAACCAGGAGCCCAGGAGGGGGCCATGCGCATACGCGCGATCAGTTGGTCAAGGCGCAACTCTGCGCGATCGGCCGGCACTTCTAGTAGCACTTCGTCGTACACGTGATGCACGATCGGCTCGACCGGATCGACGTCACACATGATTCCCCAAAACAAGTCGCGCGCGAGTCCCTGCGTCAGATTGTTCGACAGAATCTTTCGGTCTAGTGTCTCGACGTAGCCTTCCGGCTTGTCATAGATCGCGATCGGCACGTGCGCGCCAGGCTCCAGGTGCAAGCGCGCGTTGTGGTAACTGATCGTGCGCCCTGACGGCATGCGCATGCGCAGCGCGCGATCGTCGCGCACGAACACGACTTCAGCGCACAGTCCGCGCCCAATCGGCACGGTCACTTCGCGGCCGGGCTGATCGAGCGCAATCAGCACGCCGTATTCGAGCACAGACCACCAACGTTCGAACGCCGGTCGCGCCGCGCGCCAATTGAAAACGATGTCGCTCACTTCCTCTGGCGGCAGGTGCACGCCGTAATTCGCCGCCATGCTGGCGAATGCGCCGTCACCGCCGCCGAAGCCCAAAGCCAAATCGGCGACCTTTCCGACCTGCCGCTGATCTTTCGTCACTTCCTCATACTCGACGTGATAGATATTCGTCGCGGCTTTCTTGTAGCCGTCAATGCCTTTCTCGAAGTCCGTGAGTTTGTCTTCGTCGTTCGCAAGCCACGGGGCCATGCGCGCCTCGATGCCGCTCAGGTCTGCGCCGACGAGCGTCATGCCTTCGCCCTTCGCCATGAACAGCGGGCGCTGCGCATCGGCTAGCGCGGCGAGAATAGGACCGATGTTAGGTCGGGACAGCATTTCCGTATCTCGTCGCTTGACAGCGTCGAGATAAGCTTCGCAATCCTCAGGCTTTCGTCCGGGCCTAGGGCGAGCAACGTTGAGCAATTGAGCGCCGCCGGCACCGCTGGCTGTGGATCGCCCAGACAAAGCTCCGTGAAATTTCGTGCTGTGATGAATTCGGCCATCGACATGGGCGCGAAGAATAGCGGCGCTTTTCTTCGGCGCACGTGAAGCGTCCAGGCGCAAATCGAGAATGTCACGAATTTCTTTCGGCACGTCTTCACGCGCCGTGATCTTTTTGAGCGCTTCTTTTCCTGCATCGTCAATCTCTTCGCCAAAGCTCTTTGCGTATTCCTTGATTTTGGCGATTTCGGTGACGGCGAGAATTCCACCTTGCGATAGGACAGTGATTTGGTAGTCAAGCTGCACCTCTGCTAATTCTTTCAATTCTTCCATTGCCTGCGCCGCTTCGACGTCGACGCCAAAGCCGCGCGCGTTGACGCGCATGTCGAGTTCAAACTCGCGCTGCAGTTGCGGCGTGAGCGGCTGCGTCGCGTGCCAAAGCTCATACATCGCGTCCGTGTCAGTCAGCGCGTATTTGTAGATGCGCGCGAATAGCTCGGGATGCGTGCGCTCATTTTTGTCGAGCGCATTCATAACCTGCTTCATGATCGCGCCGCCTTCGACGTCTTTCTGAATCGAGAGATTCATCGCCGAGCAGGCACCTTCGAGAGAGCCCGGCAGACCGTTATAGCGGGCGCGTGCGGCGCTGCATCGCACCTGCTCGATGCGAATCTCAGGCAGCGACGGACAAAGCCGCCTATGGGCTATATTCCAAATCCAGAAGTCGAACGGCGCATTGTGCGCGACGAACAGGCCGCCTCGCTCGATGTGCCGCACGACTTGCGCGGGCACCGGCTGAAACTCTGTCCAAATGTCGGCGCTCGTCATGCCGGGCAGGCGAAACGTGAAGCAGTAAGGCGCAGTCGTCGGATCGGCGAGATACTTGCCGAGCCCTTCGGCGGGTAGGTCTGTGCTACTGCGCGTTTCGTAATCGAGCCACAAGAGATTTTCCATACATTTCCTTTAGAAAATTGCGACGTTGAATTTACGTCCGTTATTCGTGCTTGTCAAGTGGTAGCCTCCCGAACAGTGCGGACAGCGATACCACCACAGTTCTTTGGGCGCATCGTGCGCGCCGAGCCCGATGTAATGCAGCCCGGCGGCGCGCGCGGTTTCCAGGTTCGGATAGCGCAGTTTCTTGATGCAAGCACGCTCGACTTTCTCGACGGCGTGCCCGTGTTGGCGTTTAGGTGCGGTCATTAGAAGCTCGGGTCGTAACGGAAACTCGCCATTTGCTCTTGGCGGACGAAACGGATTTCCGTGATAAATACACGGTTATCTTCAAACTTTGTAAGTGTAATGTCAAGCGGCTTCGGAATAATCTCGCGCATCAGCAGCGCGCGATATGCCTCGCTCGGCGGGTTGTTCCCCGTCGCGGCTTTCCACAACTTGCGCGACTGTGCATAGAATTTGTTGTCTGCCGTCGAGCGGTCGAAGTCCAGGCGCAGTGTGTACGGGCCGAAGTCAGTCACGAAGTCGAACGTGAGAATGCTGTTACCGCTCGGCGTCACACGCATTTCATTCACGGGCAGTTGGCGCTGTTCGCGGCATGCCTCGTCTTTGAGCACGACGCTCTCTTCGTCGTGAATCTCGTATCCTTCGCCATCGCCGATGCCGCGCTTGGCCGAATCACGCTTCTGGCGCAGCGCTAGAAAGCCCTGGCGCGGCCGGCCGCACTGGCGGCACGTCATGTGCTCGGCATCGTTCAGGAAGCCGCACGCGGGCGCGTCGGGCTCCATAAGCGACAGAATCAGCCGGATATCCGTTTCGGGCTGATCCGGTGAGTTGACAGGAAACCGAATGCTCGACTTTTCACGCTTCGGACGATCACGCCCGCCGGCGGCAACGGGCGTTTCGATCACGGCGTCTGTGCACTCCCACAGCCCCAGGCGTGAATCGCCGCTGCCGATTTCCTCGTTGATCGCGCCGTGACGTGCGAAGTTGCCGCCGGCATCGAGCACAAGAATGTTTTCTTTGTCCGGGTACGGGCGCAGGCCGCGCCCGACGATCTGCCGCCAAAGCACGAGTGAGCGCGTCGGGCGCAGCGACACGATGCAGTCGACAAACTTTGCGTTAAAGCCCGTCGTGAGCATGGCGACGCTCACGATGTGTCGATGTTGCTTCTTGAGATACGCTTCGATGCCGTCGACGCGCTCGCTCTTTTCAAGCTGCCCGTGAATGATCACGACGGATTCACCAGCCTGGCGTAGCGCGTCTTCGATCATGCGCGCGTGATCGATGTTGACCGCGAACCACATGAAGTGTTTTCGATCCGGTGCGTTTTCGAGCGCGACCGTCACGCATTCGCGCGTCACGCGCATCGCGACTTCGGCAAGTTGCGCCTCATCAAAGTCGCCGCCCTTCGTTTTTACTTCTGACGTGTCGATCTGCGGAAAGCGCAACGACGGCGCAACGACTGGCGAGATATAACCCTCGCGCACGAGCCGGTTAAAGTTGCGCCCGGCGGTCAGGTCGTACACCTTCGCATCGAACAGGCCGCATTCCGTCAAGGGCACGACTTTCAACCCTTTCATGCGAAATGGCGTCGCAGTCAGCCCGATAAACCGCACGTGCGGGTTAGCCTTGCGCAATTCGTTGACGATCGCCGCGCCCGTTTTCATGCCGATGTCGAAGACGTGCGCCTCGTCAATCAAAACAAAGTCGATCTTTCCAAAGCGTTTCGCCTGACGCGCGACCGATTGCGGCGTGCCGATCGTGATCTGCTGCAAGCGCTCTTTCATGCCGAGCCCGGCGCAATAGATGCCGACGCGCGACGCCAGCGCAGCCGGCAGATAGCCGTATGCCTCGTCGGCGTTTTGCTTGACGAGTTCCATCGAAGGCGCGAGAACCATCGTGCGCGCGCCGGGCCATTGCTGCGCGATGCGCTCGGCGATCATGGCACACATGAGCGCCTTGCCGCCGCCGGTGACGATCGCGGCGAGCGGGTTGACGTTCGCCGCTGTCATGAGTGCATCCATGATCGAGTCGACGGCTTCTGATTGATACCAACGCGGGGTAAGACGTGGCATAGTTGAATGTCAAGTAAAAATAAAGAAAGGGTTAGTCGATTCTACATCGAAACTAACCCTTTGTGAAGGTTTGCGGCTTACGCTGCGTGCGCGATCGCGACGACGAGCCAGAAGACGAGTTCGATCATTGTGCACCTCGCATGATGTCAGCAGACGCGAGCAGCCCTAGGGCGACGCTGCCGTATAGCGCCGCCGTGCCGATGAATTGATAGAGTTCGAGCAGCGTCACACTTCACCTCGTTCGGCGCGTTCCATCCAAATGCGCAAAGCGGTGTCGCGCACTGACACTTTCATTTCCAACACGCGAATCTGGTCTTCGAGTTGTCCGATCCTGTCTTGCTCTGCGGACTGGGCGAGAGGGGCGGCGCCAGTGTTCCACCATTCTTTTAGAGCCTTGCTAGCGTAGTCGGATGCCATCGACCAAGATGCTTGTTCTGAGGATTCCCCGTAGCTCTGCCCGTCTCGCCAGCATGCCCGCAAAACATCGAACAGGTCTCTGCTGTCAACGGTTATTTCGAATTCCCCATCAGCGGTTTCTTTTTCCCAATTCTCGTAGGCAATACGATTTGCGTCTCTCTGAACATCAGCCGCGTTAGCACTAACCGCCTCTTGCTTGTCGCTCGGAGTGGCGAGAAGTGCGCGGGCGAACATCATGACGTCTTCGTCGATATTTCCACACGTCGGAGTGCTGCACCACAGCTTGTAAAACTCGTCGTCGCTCATTTTGGTATGTAATCCTTGACATTCGGGTTAGCTGCAAATACTTCCTGAATCACTGCCGGCGGATAGGCGCGTTCGTTCGGCCATGCCTTGCCGGGCGTCGGGCGCAACGTCCATTCGATTTTGCGCACCCTGCTCAGCATTGAGCAGTCGCGACCAAGCTGCTGCAGGATTTTCAAATCGACGGGCTGCGCGCACGTCAACCAGCGCGACGCTTCTTCGACCGTGAAGTTAGGGTCGTTCAGGATTGGCGCGCCTTGCGGCGTCTGCCCTACGCGGCCAATTTGTGCGCTCATGCGTCACCTTTGTGTTTAATCCAAACCGTACCGTCCTTACCGCGCTCGATGTCGATAGCGCGCTTATACCAACCATCGACATCGATACAGAAAATAACGTCTTCGTCCTTCACGCCTGCAGCTTCAACGGCCGCTTTAAATTCAGCCCAAGTCATAATGCTCACCTTCGATCAGTGATTTAATGCTGTCGAAATTCTCGATGATCCATTGCGCTACTTCGTCGGCGCTCGTATCGCGCCAATAGATATTGCAACTGTCGTCGAGCAACTTCGCCTGCAGCGCTGCATGCGCGCGGCCGTAGCGGATATGCGACTGCGCTTCTGCTTCTGTGTCGAACGTAAAATCGCCGACACAGAAGACCGTCTTCTGTGTGATTTTCGTCATGCTATCGCCTCTTTGCTGTTAAACGGATTATTGACGAATGGTAAAACATTTGTCTCGTCTTCGTCAACATATTCTTTCGGCGCAATGTACATCGGGTAACCGTGCCCGTCGACCTTCCTTTCCCAGCCGCGCGTCTTGAGCCACGCCGCGATTTGCTGCGCACGGAAGGTGCGCCCGCTCGGCGACGCATCGAGCGCCTTGCGCACCTCGCCCGACATCACGCGGCGTTTGCCGCTCTGTGCGGTCAACGTGCGCAGGATAGGCGGCATCAAATCATCCAGGTCGGACGCCGGCGTACCCTCGCCGCGCAGCATGGCCGCGTCGTTGTATTCCTTCACCGCCCCGGCGCAGTCGTCGACGAGCTTCAGATAAACGTCCAGGTCACGACAGAAGCGCTCGCGCGCTTCGGCGAACACCTGCAGCCCTTCAGCGCGCCAGGCAGGCAGAATTTCTTGATTCACGAACACGGGAAACAAGCGGCGCTCGCCAGTCGCGTCACGGTTCAATTCGTATTTGTTCGATGTGCCAATGCAAACGAACCGGCGTAAGTGGCGCTCAGCGTATTCGCCATACGGCGCGCGATAGACGTCTTCGGTATCTGTGATCCACGTCTTGACGTCTTCGTTATCGCGCTTGCTCAGGCCCGACATTTCGGCGAGTTCCGCGATCGGCGACACGCACGCGGCCTGACACATTTTGATCGAATCGCCGAACGTCACGGCGGCCGGGCGCGGGAAGTCGAGCAGTTCGGCGAGTTGATGCACGAATCGCGTCTTGCCAAGCTTGCCCGCGCCGATCAGCACCGGCACGACGGGACACTGCGCGCCCGGCTGCAACTGGCGCATGATGACCCCGGCGAACAGCAATTGACCTGTCAGCACGAGCGCGTCGCACGGCAACGAGCCCATATTGTCTTGAAAGAATGTGTCGAGACGCGGCACGCCGTCCCATTTCGGAATAGTCGCAATTTTGTCCTTCCACGGGTCTAAAGTGTTCGTTTTAGCCATGTTTTTCATGACTTTCTCGATTGCGTCGATGCTTACGCCGATGCAGCCAATGTGTGACGCGGCATCCTGCAGCGCGATCATTGACGGCAATTCGTCACTCACTTCGCGCCGTCCGGTCGTCGCGTCCGTGCGCGGCATGCAATCGATCGCTTCGAGCAAAAGGCGCATAGCCATCGTCAGATTGCGCTCAGTCGGGCCGCGCTTGCTCATGGGCTCAGGATACTCGACGCAGCCCGCCAGGCGTTCAGCGGCCTGATCCAGCGGCGAGGCGATGTTTGCTGCAGCGTCTTCTGTGAATTCAAAGAAGCGTTGCAGCTTGTGCGACCACACGCCGACCTTGTCGCCCTGCATCACAATCTCGGCCTTCGTGCAGTGTGCGGGCGTCAGGTCATCGCGCCATGAATCGAACGGGTCGGCGCATTGATGCCCGAGCGACGCCGGCAGTGCGTCGATCACCTGGCGCACGGTCTGAACGCCGATGTCCTTGATGAACAGCGCCCAATCAGTCGGAAGCTTTTCATCGCCGAGCGCGCGAATAGCCATCAGGCCGCGTCGTTCGCCTTCGACTGCATCGTAGCCGCTCGCGATGGCCTGCTCTTTCTGATAGTTCAAGGCTATCGCTTTTGCCTGCTTGCGTTGCGCGTTGCGCGCGTCGCGCACGGCGGTATGAAAGCGCCGCGATTCAATCTCACGCACTTTCGGCATTGCGCCGGCGTCGAGCACGCCGTCAACAACGTAGTTATACGGCCGGCCGCGCCCGCCGTCGGGGCCACGTTCGACGAAATGCTGATCGATCGGAATTTCGCGCTCGACGCCCTTAAGCACAGGACTCGATTCGAACATCAGGCGCGAGGGTTGATATACGAGTGCATCGCTAATCTGACGCACAAGCAACGCGCCAGATTTTGAAATTTTGATCCAGCCTTTGTTTTTAGCCCATTGCTCGATCTGCACGCGATCGGCAAGCGCTTTGATGTCGCTGCCTGCCGTCACGGCGAAATAGACATGCACGCCGCGCAGGCCGCGCCCGGCGACATACGACGACGACGAAGGGCGCGCGACGCGATGCAGTGCGCGCATCCATGGATGACAGTCTTCGAGCGCATCGAGTGCGTCTTGCACGGTCGCAAAGCGTGCGTGCTTGTCGTCGACATCGATGTCGATCGGAAAGAGCGTGGGGCCGTTCGGAAAGGTAAAAGACTCGTTCGTTCGTGCGACTGCATCGGAGCGCACTTCCGCGCCGGCGCGCGTCGTGAGCGGCGTATCGCCCGCATAGGGTACGCCGCAGGTGATCGCCTGATTCGGCTGCAGCAACGGCAGCAAAGAACAAAGTTGTCCGACGTGATCAATCTCGACGACGCGCGCGACGCCCTGCGTCATGTGTGCGATTGCCGTGCTTTCGATGTTGCCGTGCGCGTCCCGTGAAAATGTCTTCGTCAGTTCGCAGTCAGTCGATGTGATCTGCGTAAATTTAATCTTTGTCATTTCTAGCCGTTTTGTGTGCGGAAAGTAAGTCTTTCAAGTATCGCGCGAAACCGGAAAGACTGTCCAATAGCGTCAAGCTATCGCGCCAGGTTCGGCGATTGCGCGCGCCGCGTCTGCTTCGTTGAGTTCCACGGCACGCGCACTGCGCACCGCATCGGCGACGAAGGCCGCAAAACGGCGCGCGGCGGCTACGTCATAGCAAGTCCACCACTTTGCCGTGTCGCTACGAACGTAGCCTGAGCGCATGCGCCACGAAAGGCCGCAGTCTGCGACGGGAGTCGCTAGCTCGACGTACCGCAGGACTTTGTTGCCGGTCTTTGCGTAAGTCTCGTAGTGAGCGCGGTAGATGAATCGGGCATCGCCGTCGTTGACGTCTTTGCGAACGGAACAATCCCGAAACTTGGCGTGATCGTGAATTTCGAAGTGCTCGGCGTAGGGCATTAGGTACCTCATGAGTGAAGCGTGCAAGATACACAATTTGTGCAAGTTGCACAAGTTTCGTCACGGCGTACTGTGGACTAAGGTACTGACTGGAGTATTTTATATAGAGGCTACTTGGGAATGAAAAGAGATTAAATAGAGGTATTTAATATAAACGCAGCGATATAAGGGCTAACCCAAAGTTCTGTTCCGTACTCAGTACCCCAGTACCGGCAGCGCCATTTCTGACCAAATCTTGCACATTCTGCAAGACTTGCGCTAAGATGCCGCGACATACCCCTAACATGAGGCTAAGAAATGTCGAATCCCGTCGTGATTCACTCGAAATTGTCGTTTTCCGGGCGCGAAAGGTGGGCCGCGTGCCCTGCGTCCGTGCATCTTTCCGAAGGCATGCCCGACAGCAGCGGGCCGGCTGCCGCCGAAGGCACCTGCGCCCACACGGTCGCCGAGTTCTACGCTCGCCAGGCGTTCAACTTGGACGGCGCGCAGCCCGGCGTTGCCCCGCTGCAGCACTTCCCGGAAGGCTTCGACCCGCAAGGGCAGACGCTCGAACAGTGGAATGACGATTTGCGCACGCACGGCATGAACTACGCGCGTTTCATCGCAGAGCAAATCGTCGCAGTCGGCGCGACGCCCGCCGAGGCATTCATCATGCTCGAACTGAAAGTCTCGATTCCGTCGCTCCACCCGAACCTGTTCGGCACGGCCGATTGTGTCGTCTGGATTCCGCGCCTGCGCCTGCTGATCGTGATCGATTACAAGTACGGCTTCGGCTTCGTCGCGATCGGCACCGTCAACGACACGAACCCGCAATTGTCCGCGTATCTCGTCGCCGCTGCTGAAAAGCTGCCGGAACCGCCGCTCGCAATGCGCGTCGCGGTCTACCAACCGCGCTTGCCCGGCGAGCCCGCGAAGCCGCTCGACCTGCCGGCCGAATGGCTGCAGCGCGAACGCCTGAAGCTGCGCGACGAAACTGCGGCCGTTGACGCGCCGGACGCCGCGCAAAACGTCAAATCTGGCGATCACTGCCGCTATTGCAAAGGGAAGACGAAGTGCCCTCAGACGCACAATGCCGTTTCCGCGGCAATACAGGCGCATGGCGGGCTTGTTGACCTTCGGACAATACCTGACGACCTAGTAGCGCAATTGTGGGCTTCTAGGACCGCTTTTAAGGCTTTTTGGGAAGACATCGAAGAGCGTGTTGAAAAGATGGTCGCGACGGGCTCGCCGAAATTCACTGTGAAGGTGAGCGAAGGTCGGCAAATGTGGGCCGATCCGAGGAATGCCGCGCTCTACCTGCTCGCGATGAACCGGCACGACTTGCTCGCGCCGGTCGCGATCAGCGAGGCACTGCCGCACCTGCCGGCCGAATTGCGCGCCGCGCTCGTCAAGCGCTCGAAGGGTGCACGCACGATCGTCGCCGTCGACGGCGATCAGCCGCACGTACTTGCTGAAACTTTCGCCAAGTTCGCGAAGAAAGCTTGATGATATGACGAAACGGGACTAAGATATGCGCTCAGTCCCGTTTAAACCTTTTGGCTACCATGAACGAACAGATCACGCAAAGCATTGTTTCGCAAGTTGCACTCCTGGACACTTCCGACCTCGACAGCCTTGTCGAGTCGCTCAACGCCGTGCGCGCCGCGCTGCACGAAATTTCGCCGTTTAAGACCGAACCAGTCGACTTCGTGAAGTGGGTCAAAAACACGACGGTCTATGCGAATGACTACAATCCGAACAGCGTCGCGCCGCCGGAAATGGAATTGCTGCGCCTGTCGATTGAAGCAGACGGCTACACGCAGCCGATCGTTGCGATGCCAGACGGCGACGGGCAACACGAAGTGATCGACGGTTTCCACCGTCACCGCGTCGGCAAGGAGATGCCCGACATTCAGCAGCGCGTCAGAGGCTACCTGCCGTGCGTGATGATTAAAGAAGAGTGCAAGGACAAGGCCGATCGCATGGCGTCAACCGTGCGCCACAATCGCGCGCGCGGCAAGCACGCCGTCACGGCAATGTCGGACATCGTGATCGAACTGAAGCGCCGGAACTGGACGGATAACAAGATCGCGAAGAATCTCGGTATGGATGCCGACGAAGTTTTGCGCCTTTGCCAAATCAGCGGCCTGAGTGAACTGTTCGCCGATCAGGAGTTCTCAAAGTCCTGGGACGTGGAACACTTCGAAGAGGCATTCGTGCCGCTCGCAGAAGAAGACGGTACGGCCACGCCCGAACTAGAGCCCGGCCGTATTCTGCACACGTTTGAGCATTGGGAATGCTATCCGGCGGGCTTCTACAACGATCACCCGCCGGAAGGTATGACGCGCGAGGATTGCGAAGAGACATATCGCAAGCTGCTTGCAGACATTCCTGCATTTGAAGCGGCATTGTCAACAGTCGTGCTCACCTGGGAAAAGAGTTGCGAGCATTACTTGACGAACGAACGCATGAATCGTATCGCGTGGCTCGGACAAGCTGCATTGTGTGTCGCGCACGGCATCCCGTCGACGTTTCGCGGAGGCTATAACCTTCTCACTCCCGATCAACAAAAACTAGCGGACGAAGCGGCGTTGCGGGCTTTAAACTTCTGGCGCGCGCTCAATGGGCGCAGCGAACTGACAATGGGCGACGTCCAATCCAAGACTGAAGCTAACCTCTACTGAATGCTATGAAACTGAAGAAATATAACGAGACAGACGTACTGACGGCCGCGCGCGAACGCATCGCGTACACCTTCGACAACTTCGAAAAAGTGTACGTGTCGTTCAGCGGCGGCAAGGATAGCTCCGTCATGCTGCACTTGGTGCTCGACGAAGCGAAGCGGCGCGGGCGCACTGTCGGCGTGCTCGTGATCGATCTCGAAGCGCAGTACAAGGCGACGATCGCGCACGTCGAGCAAATGGCGGAGTTGTACGCGGATAACATCGACCTGCATTGGGTCTGTGTGCCGCTGCTGCTGCGCAATGCCGTAACGCACTTCGAGCCGCGCTGGATGTGCTGGGACCCTGCGAGGAAAGACATTTGGGTCCGCGATATGCCGAAGTGCGCGAAGACCGAACGCGATTACCCCTGGTTCGTGCCGGGCATGGAGTTCGAAGAACTAACGATCGCTTGGGGTTTGTGGTATGCCGGCGGCGCGCGCACGGCCGGTTTCGTTGGCATCCGCGCCGACGAGAGTCTGAACCGATTCCGCACGATTGCGGTTTTCACCAAAGAGACGTTTCAAGGGAAACGCTTTACAACGAAGATTGACGAGGAGCTTTACAATGTCTACCCCATCTACGATTGGCGCACCGAAGACATCTGGCGATTTCACGCACGATTCCCCGAGCTTCCTCACAATGAAATTTATGATCAGATGCAAAAGGCCGGTGTCAGTATTCACCAGCAGCGACTTTGCCAGCCGTATGGAGATGATCAACGGCGTGGACTGTGGCTTTATCACATTCTCGAGCCCGACACCTGGTTCAAACTGATTGCGCGCGTCAATGGTGCGAATTCGGGCGCGCTGTACATCAATGAAACCGGCAACATGACCGGCTACAACAAGATCAGCAAGCCCGACGGGCACACCTGGAAATCGTTCTGCAATCTGTTGTTGCAGTCGATGCCAGAAAAGACGCGCGAGCATTACATTTCTCGGTTCCGGTCGTTTATGAAGGGTTGGCGCACGCGGGGTTATGCCACCATACCCGATGAAGCGCCGAAGGTGCTAGAGGACAAACATTGGGCTCCGTCCTGGCGTCGTATGTGCAAAGTGCTGCTGCGCAACGATCACTGGTGCAAAGGGCTCGGCATGACGCAGCCTAAAAGCGAAGCATACGGCCGCTATCTCGAAATGAAGAAAGGTCAGAAAGAAAGTGCTTGACTTTGTTTTAGCTAATCCTTAAAGTTTCGTTACCGCAGCACGGAACACGACTCTCCTAGTTCGGTCAACCGATATTGTCTGGACCTAGGCCCGTGCTGCGGAATTCTTAATCTAAACTCTTGATTCTAAAGGTATCTCAATGTCTCAAATCGCCGAACACGTCGCAATCCTCGCCTCGCACTCGCTCGCGCAGGCAACGCCGAACAAAATGAAGGGCGGCAAGCTCGAATACTACGCCGTGCTCGCTTTCCCGCCGGCCGCTGGCGCTGATCTGTTCGCGCTCATGACGTCCGTTGCCGCTGGCGGCGACGTCTCGAAGTACGAGCACAGCGTGAAGCAAAATCAGCACACGTCGAAGCCGATCGCAGGCATTCCGGGCGACTGGCTGATTGTCCGCGCCGCGACGCAATTCCCGCCGTACCTTGCCGACGCCGCAGGCGCGCAACTCGCGCAAGGCTCGCAAATGGGCGAGACGATGATTCGTCAAACGTTCTACGCCGGTAAGCGCGTGCGCGCCGCGCTGAATGCTTTCACGTGGGAATTCAAGGGCAAGCACGGCATTTCGTTCAACCCCGACGGCATCATGGACGCAGGCGAAGCAGGCGAGCGCCTGAACATCGGCGGCGGCGCGACGGTCAACGCCTTCCAGAAATACGCGAATCCGAACGCAGCGCCGGCCATTCAACCGGGCGCAAATGCGCAAGAAGCCAGCGCACCGGTGCAGCAAGGTAACCCGTTCGGTGCGACGCAGACGGCCGCACCTGCGGCGAGTGCCGACCCTTTCGCGCAGCGCCCGCCGGCAAACGCGAATCCGTTCGCACAGCAAGCGTAACTATCGGCGACGACTGGTACGACGACGATATACCGTTCTAGCCCCATCAGCCCGCCTCGCGCGGGCTGTTTCATCTATAAATACAATGACGGCCTATTACAACGAGATAGACCCGTTCGCGGCGCAATGGCTGCGCAATCTCATAGCTGCAGGCTACATCGCGCCGGGCGACGTTGACGAAAGGAGTATCGAGGATGTCCCTGCATCAGACCTTGTTGGATACACACAGTGTCATTTCTTCGCCGGAATCGGCGTCTGGTCCTACGCCTTACGTCTCGCCGGATGGCCCGACGATCGCGAAATCTGGACGGGTTCGTGCCCTTGTCAACCTTTCAGCGCGGCAGGCGCGGGGAATGGGTTTGCTGACGAGCGGCATTTGTGGCCCGCTTTCCACTTCCTCATCGAGGAGTGCCGACCTGCAGTTGTCACTGGCGAGCAAGTTGCAAGCAAAGACGCGGAGCCTTGGCTCGACCTTGTTCAAACTGACATGGAAGCAATGGATTATGCCTTCGGGGCGCTCGCTTTCCCGTCTGCGGGCGTCGGTGCTCCGCACATCCGCGACCGAACCTACTTCATGGCCCACGCCGCAGACTTCAGACTCGACGGGCGGCGGACAGGCGAAGCGCGCAATGGGCGAGACGCGGCACGGGTCAAATCTGAACGACTTCGCAATGCTGGCGAGTTGGCCGACGCTGGCGAGTTGGGCAACCCCTACGACGCTGCACAACCATCGCAGCGCAGCCTTCATGGCGGGCCGAACCCCGCACCCTACGGAGACGCTGCCCACGAACCAGTCGGCCCGATTAACGGCTTCTGGCGAGATGCTGACTGGCTGCTCTGCCGGGACGAAAAGTGGCGGGCAGTTGAACCCGGCACATTCCCGCTGGCTGATGGGGCTACCTCCCGAGTGGGACGTCTGCGCGCCTACGGTAACGCGATCAACGCCGAAGCGGCGCGGGTCTGGTGCGAAACAATGATGGAATGTCTGAAATGAAAAAACTAAATCTCACGTTGCCCTGGCCGCCGTCACTCAATCGCATCTATCGGGCCGTGTCCGGGCGCGTCGTGCTGTCCGAAGAAGGGCGCAAGTATGCACTTCAGGTTTCCAATGCGCTGCCGACAGGCCACGTCGAACCGCTCGAAGGGCGACTGCACGTCTCGATCGTCTTCTGCCCGCCCGAGAAGCTCGCTGGTAAAAAATGGGACTTGTGCAATCGTGAAAAAATATTTTGTGATGCACTCACCAAGTGCCGCGTATGGCTCGATGATGAGCAAGTCGACAGCATCGAAATGCGGCGCGGTCAGCACGTCTCGAATTTCCCGAGCGGCGTTGTTTTTCTGTCGATACATGAACAAGCAAAAGATTTGACAATTGCTTAATGTTTGATTAGTCTTATCTTTACCTAATCAAACTTCGCGAGTCAGTCATGAAACGTCTTTGCGCCGCAGCCGTCATCGCCCTGGCGTTCGCGCCTGCGGCGCGTGCCTGGCAGTTTGAAGCAGGCGTCGGCATCAACTTCTACGAGACGACGGACGGCCGCTGGTATCAGCGCGCCGCGACGCACGCACTGCAGGCGCGCACACCTGCCGTCTCGTTCGGCGTCACCGGCGATATCTACACGAGCGGCACCTATGGCGTCGCGTGGCACGCCGATTACGTCAATCTCGGGCACGCGAGCGCTGATTGCGTCTGCACGCCGATGGACGAGAATTACGACGCAGACCATCATCGCATGGTGACGCCGCGCCCGTATGACGTGCCTGACGCATTCTTCAGCGGCGCAGGCAACGCGCAAGGTGTGACGCTGACGCTGGAGCCCTATTACGTCACGCACGGCTGGCGCTTCGCCGCTGAAGCGGGCGTCTTTGGCTACTTGCCAAAATGGGACGAAACGGTCACGAATTGGCGAGTGGGCGGCGTAGCCCCGCGCACGTTCAATGTGTCGACGCCTCGCAAGCTGTCGCTCGTGCCAGTCGTCGGCGCGTCGATCGGGCGTGATAACTGGTCGCTCTCATATCGTCACTACTTCATGCGCATGGCAAACTATGGCGACACGCCGCCGGTATGGACTGACGCCGACGTTCTCGAATACAAACTGAGATTCTGACCATGTGCTGGTTGCCCTATGTGATTTTCCGCGAAGCCTATCTCATGTCCGTGCGCGATCTGGCTAAATTTAAGGTCGAGCGCGGTGATTGGGGCTGGTCGCACTGTCATCCTGCTGGCACGCAGGCTATCCCTAACATTCCGGGTTGTTAACTATGAAACTTGCGTCACTCTCAAACGAAGAATTGGTCGCGCGCCTGCATGCGGGCGAAAGCACGACGCAGGGCATCTGCGACACGTATAACGAAGTCATGGCGCGACTGCGCGACGGCCGCGCCGTGCTTGCGGAGCCTGGCGAGGAATTGAGCGGCGTCAATACTGAATGCCCTTGTTGTGGCGAAGAATTTCGCGCGCTTGCGAACGGCTTCACGACGAATGCGTATTGACATTTAGCTTATATTCTGTTAACTTTCGCTTGCCTTTCGGCAAATAACCCTCGGAGTCAATCAAATGTCTTTCCTCGATGAAATCAAGCAGCGCGCGCTTGACGTGCTGCACGCAACGACGAACGCGGTGCACGCGCAGTTCGCCGCCTCGCTCATGCAGGCCGGTCACGACGTCACGCCCGACGATCACGCCGACGTGCTTATGACGTCCGCGCTGAACGCGGCAGCCGCGACCGGCAAACCCGTCGGAACGGCCGCGCCGAACTATGCCGATCATGCGGTCGCGACGTTCTCGACCAACATGAGCGCTGCGCTGATGCAATTTGCTTCGGCGTTCCTGCCGGCGAAGTTTCAGCCGGTCGTCGCAGGCGCGGCGCAAGCTGTGAGCGACGCGACCGCTGACGGCAAAGTCACCGCAGGCGAAGCCGTCGACGCCGGTCTGAAAATCGCGGCCGCTGCGGCCGCAGCCGTGTCACCCGCTGCCGGCGCAATCGCCGCGATCGTCGAACCGCTCGCCGAAAGCGTTGCCGACAAGGTTGCATCGGGCACGAGCGTCAGCGATGCCGCTGCGCCTGTCGTACAGGCCGCTGCCGCCGCTGTTCAGCCCGCCGTGACAGAAGCTGTCACCCAGGCGACCGAAGCCGCTAGCGAGGCTGTTTCGGCTGCTGTTACGTCGGCGTTCGGCAAACTGACCGGCGGTCTGTGATGGGACGGCGCGCGCTGACACAACAGCAATTCATTGCTAAAGCGCGCGCCGTGCATGGCGATCGTTACGACTATTCGCGAGCGATCTACACCGGCGGGCACATCAATCTGACGATCGTCTGCCGCGAGCACGGCGAGTTCTACCCTCAACCAACAAACCACCTGCAGGGCACCGGCTGCCCGCAATGCGCAAATGCCGAGCGTTCGGCAAATATGAGTGCGCAGCAAAAGGGCGAAAAGCGCGGCGAGTACGTGCCCCGACGCACGACTGCCTCTTTTGGCGGTATGGTCGCTTTACCGTTTTGGAGCAAGTGAAATGACCGATAACGAATACATGAAACTGTGGCAAGACTTAAACAATAATTTCATGCGCGCCGGCGCAGACCGCGACACGCCGTTGATTGTACAGTTTGCGCACGCCGTCCGCGACGCAGCGACGAAAGCCAGTGCGCCCGCCAAAGACACGTACACCGTCGAAGTGAATACGTGTCAATGCCATCCTGAAACTTGCGCCTGCAACGATTGGCGCGTAGTGACAAAGGGCGGCCGGAAAGTTAGCACGCACTATCTCAAAGAAGACGCTGAGCGCATGGCCGCTGCGTTAAACGGGAAATGACATCATGGGCCGTCGAGCATTGACACAAGAGCAGTTTGTGACGAAGGCGCAGGTCATTCACGGCGAGCGCTATGACTACAGCGAAACCGTGTTCCGCTTCGTCGACGAAGACGTGAAAATCATTTGTCGCGAGCACGGTAAATTCTGGATGCGCGCCGGGCATCACCTGTATCTGAAGCAGGGCTGCCGACACTGCGCAAACCAGGCGCGCGCGAAGCACCTGTCGAGCGACATTCACGGGCGTCGCATATCCGAAGGTCGCGCCGCTGCGAAAGCCGAACGCGACCGCAAGCAGCCTTTCGGCGAGACGCCTACGCTAACCGCATTGCCTTTCTGGACGCCAGCATGACTCCCGACATATTCCAGCGCGCGACCGGCTGCAGCATCGCGCTCGCCGACAAATGGGCCGATCCAGTATCGGCCGCGATGCAGCTTTGGGGCATCGACACGCCGCTGCGCCAAGCGCACTTTCTCGCGCAAGTCGGGCACGAATCCGGCGGGTTTGTGTACGTGCGCGAGATTTGGGGACCGACGCCGGCGCAGGCACGCTACGAAGGGCGCGTCGACCTAGGCAACACGCATCCGGGCGACGGCAGGCTGTTCATGGGGCGAGGGTTGATTCAGGTGACGGGCCGCGCGAATTATGCCGCCGTGTCGAAGGCGCTGAATGTCGACTTTGTGAATTCGCCTGCGCTGCTCGAAACGCCGACGAATGCGGCGCTCTCTGCTGCCTGGTTCTGGCAATCGCACGGGCTCAACGCGCTCGCCGATGCCGATGACGTGATCGCCGTGACGAAACGCATCAACGGCGGTGCGAACGGCTTAGAGGATAGGCAGTTGCGCACGGTGCGCGCAAAGCAAACGCTCTGTTAATGCTTGTCACTGACGGCCTGCACGTCGCAGGCCGTGCCGTGCTGTTGACAAAGGGTCGTCGTGATCGCGGTCAATCGCTCGATTGCCGCGTCAACTTTCTCAAGATGTGGCGCAACTGCGCGCTCACTACGAACGGCGTGCAGCGCCGCGAATGATGCCGCCAGGTTGCAGAGCGTAAGGATCAGCAGCAAGGCGACGATATTGCGTACGATGTGATGTGACATGGTCTGTTACTTCCCGTCGACGTCTGGAGTATCTTTCAGCGTAGCACTTCCTCGCGCATCTTGTGCGTTACTTTGTGTAACGTCTGACAATTTAGAGTCTTTCGTCACACTAGGGAAACGAACGCCGAGACGCCCCTCGATCAGCTTTTCGAGATAGTCGATCGTGCGCGCAGCACCAAGCCAGCCCGACACGCCGACAAACACGAATGTCAAGTCGTCGCTCATACCGGTCGCGTGGCACAGCTTCGCGACGAGCAGCCCGACAAACCCTGCGCCGATCGCGCCGAGCATGGCCGTTTGCCAATTCGACGCCTCTTTGCGCATGAGCGCACCTATCAGGCCGCCAAAAAACGCGAGTCCTACTTGACTCGCGCTCTCGACCCACTTCTCCCCGTCGATTTGCATTTAGGCGTACTCGTAGACGATGACTCGGCCAGCGCCGCCAGCGCCGCCAGTCGTACCTGCCTGCGTTGCGAGCAGCGCAGCGCCCGATCCGCCAGCACCTGCGGACGTCGCTGATTGTCCGACACTGTTAGCCTGGATAGCGCGGCCGCCGCCGCCGCCGGATTGTGGTGAGTGGCCGCCGCCGCCAGAGATCGCGCCATTTGCGAGCGAACTACATGCGCCCAAAGTGCCAGGATTGCCCGCGCAGTTCAGAATCTGCGTGAGCGTACCTGAGAACGTTGCTACGCCGCCGGGCGCGCTCGGCAACTGCAGAAATGGAGCAGTTGACGCCAGCCCGACAGCGCCGCCGCCGCCGCCGGGCGCGACCACTAACGCGCCAAAAGACGATTGGCCGCCGTTGCCGCCGTTGCCGCTCACGCCGCCGAACGCGCCGGCCGCGCCGACCGTAACAGTCTGCGACGTGCCGTATGTCGACGACGGAATGAGCGCGACGCCGCGCGAGCCCGACGAACCGCCGGAACCGATAGCACCCTGCGAAGCGCCAGTCGTTGCCGTGCCGCCACCGCCACCGCCACCGCCGACGACGTCGACGATGATTTGTGTCGTGCCTGCCGTCGGCGTGTAAGTTGCTGTTCCGGCTGTGCTGAATACCTGCACGTTGATCAGACGCCCGGTAGCTTGTCCAAGCTGCATCGCTTGCGTCAGCGACGTCGCAGCGGCGATATTTTCGCCAACTTGCGTAACATTTGTCCCGTCGCCACTGACGCGCGTCGGCGCGCCGTTTTGCGGGATCGTGACACCGGAACCGGCCGCCGTCTTGGCGATCGTGACAAATGCGCCGGTCGTGTTATTCGTGATCGACCAATTTTTCTGCCAGGCCGGCAAGACGATCGTCAGCGCACTTCCGAGCGTGCCGGCGAGCGAAATGCTGCCCTTAGCGGCCTGCGCGGGCGTGAGCGTCACCGTGCCGCCAGTCAGGCCGGTGAGGGACGTAGAGCCGTATTGGAAGCCCGGCACCCAGGCCGTACCGCTACCCGTGTCGGGGTTATTTTGGTTGTTGTCGGCAATGCTCAGCCAGTTGCCCTTTAGGTCCGCCGACTGCAGCACCGCGCCATTCGGATAGCCGCCGATGTTTGCGTTTGTCGCGAACGCCGCGTCATACGTCCAACCACCGCCGAGCAGCGTCCACCAGGCGACGCGCGCAACCTGGTTCATGCCGCCGTTAAAGTCTTCGCCTTGGGGCGGCACGCCGCCGGATTCCGGCGGTTGCATCGTGAGGGGAGGAAATCCGAGTGTCTGCGACGCGCGCGTAGGATCGGCCGTCGTCACGGGCAACTCGACGCGCGAGGCGTCGCCCTGCGCGAACGGAACGTACCACTTCAGCGGAATTTGCGATTGCGTTGTCATATCGACACCTGAATTTGATAGGCGGATTGTATCAGCTAGTTATGTGGCAGGCTCAAAGAACGGGCCTTGGTTCCAGCCCGAGACGAATCGCGGGTTTGCGCCAGTATTTGCGCCCGCGAAGCCGAACGGCGAGTACGTCAGCGTCATGTAAATGTATTCGACGGTCGTGCCGGCCGGCTGCGGAAAGAGCCCGCTTTCGATGATCGACTTCTCGACCGCTGTCGGAAAGAATTCGAAGTGATAGCCGATGTGCATCGGATTGTTCGGGTCGTAGCCGACATAACACCGGCCACGATCGCCGAACATGGCGCGCATGAGATAGTTGATCGACGGGCAATCGCACGAAGCAATGTTCGCGGCGGCCTTCACGAGAAGCAACTTGCGGTAATACTCATCCTGCAGCGGAAAGGCGACAGTCGCGCCGCTCGCGCCGTTATAGAACGGCGCTTGACTCCAGGGTTGCCATTGCGTACCGGGCGCGGCGTTGATGTTGAAGCCGAAGTTGAAACCGGGAGTCTGTTGCACCTGCAGGTAACGCGACTGCCCAAGAATGCGACCCCAAATGTCAAGCCCGAACCCTTGCGCCGTCGTGATATCCCACACGTGTGAAAGGAACTGCGCCGAAAATTCGGTCGTGTCGCACCATTGATCGAAGTCGTCGAGCAGCGCGAGCAGCGTCGGGCTATTCGAATATTCTTTCTGAACCGTCGGCCCGAGATAGCCCGTCGTCATACGCTCACCGCATTAACCGTGATGTTCAGCAAAGGGCAGACGGGCTGCTGATCGATGCCGCACGTGAAGGCTGCGCCGCTCGACGGCGCGGCGCTTGTGCCGATGAAAATCGACACGGGCGTGATGTTGTTGCCGAGCGCGATGACGGGCGCAGAATATTCGGTCGCGATGATCTGCCCGCCGATTCGCGCGCGCGGAATGTTGATCGTGCCATCAGGCGACAGGTAGCCGTTCGCGAATGCGTCGGCGACGGCTTGCTGCACCTGGGTCACATACGTCGCCGGCAGATTCGGCACGTTCGCGACATTCACCGTCATGTAGAGCGTCTTCGTTTGCGGGCGCACGAAGCGCACCTGATACGTCGGGTATGGCGGCGCGTAGTTCGTCGTGTCGGGCGTGATGCTAACTGTCGTCAGTGTGCCGAGCCCGGCGGACGTCGGCAGGCCGCAGCCGCAATCGAGTTTCGTATTGATCGCTGTCGCAACCGCGACGTCATCGCCGCCAGAAACGGAAATGCCGATCGAATGCGCCGGGATTGGATAGTTCGTCGCGCCGTAGTTGATTGCCGCGTCGCTGCCGTTGTTGTAGACGAAACAGTCTGTGACGCCCGTCACGTTCGCAACGGCGGCGCGCACAGCTTCAAACGTGCCGACGCCGCCGATCTGCACGGACTCTGACCGGCGCTGTTCGAACGATTGGCGCGACTCGACGTCAGTGCCAGGTACAGACGGCGCGGCGTTCGAAATGCCTTGCCAGTTCGTCAACTGCTGGTAGATCGTCAGGTCATTAATACCCGCGATTGGCCCCGTGCCTGCGACGGTCGCCGTGAAGATTGCCGGCGACGTGCCGCCAGCGCCGTATGTGATATCGGTCGACGTCGCCCAAATCGAGCCATCACTCGATTTAGCTTGCGCACCGGCCGGCAGCACGGCACCGGGCACGCCGGTAACGACTGCGTTGACGAACGCGAATGTCGCGGCCTGGCGCGTCAGGAAATAGATGCGCCCGAGCGCGTCTTGAAAGATGCCCTGCGCGGTGAGCGGGTCAACCTGGGAAATGAGATAGGCGAGCGCGGCTTGAAACGCTTCGACCATGTACGACTGAGACGACGAAAGCTGCCCCTGGGGTGTCGTTAATGCTGTGGTGAGCGTCTTACCAGAGAGTGCGAAGGCCGCGACATAATCGGCCTGTACGCCTTGCAAAATCGCCTGTTCGCTCGCGATGACGAGCCCGGAAGGCGTGAATTGCGGGAGGGGGACATTGGTCGTCATGGCGATAGGCGCGATAAATTGCGCCTATCGTAACGCATTTTTAATGCATTCGTCTATCAGCGAGCGTAGTAGACGCCAGTTTGACGGAAGCGCGCCTCGTCGGCTACAAACTGCGCGTAGCCGCGCTGCCGCATGCGCTGATCACGCTTACCTTGGCCCGACTTCTTGCCGAGCTTGCCGTGCGCCATCGGGCGAAACTTCAGCAGCATTTCAGGCGAGTGCATGCCGCGCGTGCCGGCCGGCTTGCTGCCTGCCGGATTACAGGCTGCCGGCGCGCCCCGCGACGGCGCGAGCATGCGGGCGCGCTGAATAGCGTCGCCGAAAATGTGTTGCGAGAATGCACCGAGCAGAAGCGATGCGCGGGAAAGGTAGTTGCGCGATTTTTGTTCCATGCTTGTTTCGCCTAGTGGTTAGATTGAGCGCTTATCTTAACGAAAGATAAGCACCGTGTAAAGATTAATTATGCGGGCCGCTAGAATTGCCGCCGCCGGTCTGGACGCCGCCGTGCACGTGCGTGCTCTGCGTGACGCCGTTGATAATCGCGTCAGGCGCGGCGATCGGCGCGGCGAACGTGTTGACGCCCGAGCCGGTCTTTGTCGACGAGACGTTTTTGTTAAACACGACGTCGGCATCAAAAATCACGGTCTGCGCCTGGAAATGAACGTTGCCGGCTGTCTGCACGTTGATCGTGCCCGACGGGCTCACGATGTCGATTCCGCTCGCATTGAAGCGCACGTACTGCGTCGGGTCAGCATTGAGCACGCCGCCGATATACAGGCCGTCGGCGCTGCTGTGCGTGCGCATCGTGTTCGGCGGCCCGCCGGCCTGCGTCTGCTTGACGTTCGTTATGTCGACTTCGGCGAATAGGCATAGGCCGATGTCGTCGACGGCTGGCGCGAGAATCACCGCACTCGCGCCGCCCTGATACTGCATGTAGGGCACGTTATAGACGGGGCTCTGCTCGATGACTTGCCCGTTCGTGTCAGTCTCCTGCACGAGCGGCAGCACGTCGACGAAACCGACCTTGCCGGCCGTCGGGCGCACGGCCGTTACCTTCACGAGCGCGCACGTGTGCACCTGGCGAATGAGCGACTTAATGATGAATTCCTGCGCGCGTCCGGCGTCGAATTGGTCTTCAAACTTCGAGTTATAAAGGAAGCCGTCGCTGCTCATGCCGCACCTGCGTCGCGAAGTTCAACGATTACGTACTCGGGATAGCGATCGGCGACTGCCGCGCGCGCCGCCGCTTCGTCGTCGGCATTCACCGCGATCCAGCGGTGAAAGATGCCAGGTTTTGCGATTTGGATCAGAAACTTGTTCATTTGCCTGTCCGCTTGATTCGGGTTAGCACAGCCTGTTTGCGCGCCTGATACGCCGCGAGCGACGACGACTGCGCGGCCTTGATGATAGCGGCGTCAGTTGCGGCCGCGACGGCGCGCGCAAAGTGCGTCTGCGGCAGCCAGTAGCACGCATCGTTACCCTCGCCGGGGCTGAAATAGACGCCCGGCTGCCAGGGCGTGCGCTCGACGTCATTGCGGGCCATGATTGCGTTCCGTCTTGACTGCGCACGCGCTCGTCCATGATGCAGTCATGATTGCGCGACGCGCCGTGTAGATCGCATACGCCTCGGGCGCATTGGACCATGGAACGATAGGCTGCGTGAGCGTGATCGGCTCGCCGCGCACGATCGTGCACAGTAAGTGCTCAGGCATCCAGAGCGTGAGGCGCGCATCTTGCGCACGTTCGAATTCTTCAGGTGTCATGCTTGTCTCCTAAGATTGATTGTTGCCTTTCGGGCCCCAATTGTTAGCGCCTACGCTCGTGTGCCACTTGCCGCCGGGCACGTTCGGTTCTAGCTCGTGCGCGATGACTGCCGCGACCCATTTCGTCTTGTTGACCAAATCGAATATCCCCGACTCGATGTCGACGTAGACGCCTGGCGCAAGTTGCGGATTGTAGATCGTCGCGAACTGCAGCCCCGATGTCGAATATACGGGATTGCCGACGAGGCCATTGTCTGCTGCCACACGCACCGGGTCTTGCGCGAATGGCGCGTCTGTCGGAAATACGATCAGGCGCTGCAGGTTGACGAGCCAACGCAGCTTCGGAAAGGCGTTCATAACCGCCGACACTTGCGTCAGCGGCGACCCTTGCACGCGCGTGTCGACAAGTTGAATCTCGGGCAGCGCGGCCGAATAGTCGACCGTGAAGCCGACGGGTGAGACAATCGACGTCAGCGTGTCTTTGAGCGTGATAGGCCCGGCGTTCGCGTATGGGCTCGCTGTGGCGTTCGCGAGCGCAAAGGCAGCGTTAGCCTCAACGACGAGTTTGACAGCCGGCATACCGCTCGCATCTACCGCGCTCCAGGTGATGACACCCTGAAACAGCGATACGAACGCCGTGCCATCCCATACGGCAATTTCAAGCGTGTCTGTGTTCTGCGGTTTCAGCGCGTCGAGCCAAAGCCGCGCAATTTGATTCATCGCGTCAAGCGGCATGCCGAATATCTCGACGTGCGCATTGCCGTACTGGTTGCCGCCCTGGCGCACGGATATGCGCATGCGGTGTTGCTGAAAGCTAAACGACAAGTCTTGCATCGTGCCGGAATTGTCCGGGCGCTGGACTTTGATGTCGACGCGCGCGATACGCTCGATGAATGGCTGAAAAGTCATTGCGGCTCCACGTAATCATCGTCGTAATCGTCAATTTCATGCATGCAAAGCGGCGCGGTGCAGACCCATTGCCAGCGAATGCAGGGCGCTTCGTCATAACCGCCCTCGCCATCATCGATAACGAACCAGTCGTCGAACGCCGCGTGATACATGGCGGTGCCGCACTCGGGGCATTTCATGCGACCCCCATTTTGCGCGGCATCACGGTCGTCTTGCGCTTCGCGACGGCGGCGCGCACGAGTGCCGATGTCAGATAGCCGTAACCGTGCGCGTGCGTCTCGCGCAAGGCAGGTTCGCAACGATCGAGCATCGCTAACGCGACGTCGGGCGCAGGGAATTCAGCGGCGATTGCTTCAGCCATGCGCGAGACGTCGAGAGGCGTCATGCGGCGGCCCTGCACGTCGCGGCCGCGCATCAGCGTCACGTCAAGCTGCGTCACGGCGAAACGCAGCGCGACTTCGGTCGTGATCGCAACACCATCAGGCGCGCACGAGACGACAGGCAGCACGCGCACCGTCTGCGGCTTTGCGGGCGCGGCCGGCGGCGCGCATCGAGCGTAATCGCCGACCATGTAGACGAGCCCGCCGAGCGCTACGACGCATGCGATAGCCATAACCAGCATCAGAAAGTAATCCATGATCGTTTTCATTGTTCGTCGACGGTGTAACGCGGATCGTGTTCGGATTCATGCACAGATTGCAACGTGAGCGCGATCTGACGGCCAAAGACTGCGGCGACCGGGACTTGTTGCTCGACTTGCGATGCCGTGTCATTCCAAATCGCGATCATTTGCGCATCGGTCATTGTCTTCGCCGCGCGGCGGTACGCGTCAAGCAGCGCGCCTTTAAGTGATGCTGAAGTGTAGCCCATGCTCTGACTTTGCGCGGCGTACAGTATCGAATTCACGAATTCCGCGCGCTGCGTCGCGGTGTACCAGACTTCGTGATTTGCCAGAATCCAGCCTTTCTTCGCAAGCGCAGTTTGCACACTCTGACGCTCTTTGCACGCGGGGTTCGCGTCGGGATCGATCTGCGCGCCGCGGCACTTCTCGTTAAGTGTTTGCCACTGCGCGACGGTTTGCGCGTCAGCCGGCGCGCTCGTGACGAGTAGCGCAATCATGCAGCCCGCAAAGGCGACGGTCGAGAGTACGGCGCGGATGAACGCGCGGCGATAGAGCGTGTCAAGGGTCCTCATTCCAGTCTCCTTATTTGAGGCGAGCGGCATGACCGCGTTCGGCGTCGAGCCAGCCCAGGAAATAAAACAGTGAAACTTCGTCCGCACTAGGACGTCCCGACATGAAGTCGTTGAAACCACGCTGGTACTCGGCGATGCGCTCTGCTTCTGTGCTCATTTGGATTTACTCCCGTCGTTGAGTTGTTCTGATATTAGACGGGCGTAAATGGAATGTCAAGATTTTATCGCGTCGCGGTGTTGTAATTCGTGATGCCACTTACGCGCTGGACGCCGTTCACAAATTCCGACGGGTTGCTTGCCTGCACGCTTACCGGGCCGTTGATATTGACCGTCGGGCCGGCTGCCGCCGGTGCGCCGCCGGCTGCCGCGTATTGACGCGCCAGTTGCCCGCGCTCGATGTCGCGCTTTACGTTGCCGTGCGCTTCGACGATGCGCGAGAAATTCGTGCCTAATTCCTCCGCCGTGCCGCCATTGCGGAAGGCCAGGTTTGTCAAATGGCGCTCGTAAGGGTCTTGTGTCAGAAAGTCTAGCTGCTCGTCCACGCTCGCGCTGCGCGGGTCTTTGCCGAAACGCGCACGAAACGCGTTGACGCGTGCGCCGCGCCATTGCAGAAGCCCTTGCGCGCCCTGGCCGCCGCCGGCCGGATTGAATGCCGAAGGGTCGAAGCCCGACTCTGCGTGAATGTTCGCGGCCGCCGCGTAAGCCTGCGCCGCCGAATACCCGCGCGCGATAAGCCCTTGCACAATGCCTTCGCGCGTTGCAGGCGTCGCGCCGCCGGCAGGCGCGGGCGTAGGCGCTGCGGTGCCGTTGATGCGCGCGGCAGCCTGCGGCGACAGCTTGACGCCCCCGCCGCCGCTCTCGCGCCGCGCATCGCCGACGAGTTCGGCCCATGCTTTACCTATCGCGCCGCTAATGCTGCCGGTTACGTTCGAACCGGTTAGCTTGTTAATCCAGTCGCCGATTGCGCCGATGCCCGCGCCGAGTTGCTTGAAACCGAAGACGATCACTTCGACGGCTTCGCCGAACACACGTAAGCCCGTGTTGAGGCCGTGCAACGTTGCAGCAAGTTCAGGGTTCTCTTTGTCGAGCACCTTGAAGAAACCATCGACGCCGCCGCCGGCTTCTGCAACGCGATCCGCGAAATCGGATAACTTCGTCGCGCTCTTGTGTACCCAATCGCCAAATTCTTTGACATACGGCTGTGCAATGCTCGCGATGCTATTTGCCAAGTCGAGCGCGGCGTTCTTCGTGGATTCCATGGCGTCGCTTACCGCATCGAGCGCCTTGCGGTTCTCCGTCGTCGACTCGGCGAGCGATCGATTGTAGGCATCGCGAACGTCCGTCTCGGATTTGATCGCGACGATCAAATCGGGCGAGACGCCCGACGCTGACAAGACGTTTTCCATCTGTGAGCGCTGCCCCTCGGGCGCAGCGCGATAGCGTTGCTGCGCCTCGGCGAGCACGTCGACGATGTTGCTATTCGGCCCGGCATTGACGCCGATACGCTGGAATGCCTGGAGTGTCGGCGCGTTGCCCGTGAGCGCGAATTGCTTCTGCTCTTTCGCGAGTGCGGCGATAGCCTGCGTGCCCGCCTCGGCGTCGCCGCCGAGCCGTTTGATCGTGCTGCCGTATGCTTGCAGTTCTCGGTTGCTGAGCCCCGTAGAGACGCCCGTTTTGCGCAGGTTCGTTTCGAAGCCCGCGAGCGCCGTGACGGCCGCGATAAGTCCGCCCACGCCGCCGCCCACGCCTAGCACACTGCCGACAGTGAGCGCCAGTTTGCCGAGCGAATTGCCGAATTCCTTGACGGCCTTCGTCGACTCTTTCCAGCGCTTGTTTTGCTGGTTGTCGCGCTCTTTGCGCTTCTTGTCTACCGCCGTTAATTGTTTCTCCGTCTTGTTGATAATGACGGTAATATTTTTCTCTTTCTTCTCGTACTCGTCGGCGTCGAGCGTCAGCTTGACGACGAGTTCATCGATCACACTTCCGTTAGCGGCCATGCTTTAAGCCCCGATGAAAGACGACGCGTTGATAAGCGCCGTCTGTGCGGACGAAGCCGCATTGCTGAAGACGTTGCCGATTTGCGAAATGGGCGTGCTTTTCGCTTCGAGCACATTTGAGAATGCGCCCGCGCTCGATGTGATCTGCGGCACCTGCACGAACTGCAGCGTCAGGTACAGGATATTACTTCCCTTATCAGGCCGCGTCTCGTAGCTGTAGCCCTGCAGGGTGTAATCGACATAGACGCCCTGAGGCGAAACCAGGGTGTATAAGGCTGTTGGGAACTGCGCTTCTTGCTGCTGAATCGCCGTCAGCCAGGCGAAGCGGGC